TTCAGAGTTAATCAAAGGCATCATACTCTTCATAATTCTTTTTGAAATACCGTTCTTACCAAACAACTCTAAATAAACTTTATACTTAACTTCTTTTTGTTGTTCTTCGGAAATCTTAATGATTAAGTTGTTGTTAGAATTAATCTTTTCAAGGTTATTAGTTATCTTAAATCTTGTATTAGAAACCTCTTGTTGGACAAGTTGTTCCTCTCGTTTTAATTCTTCTAATCTTAGATTTGCCTTAATAATTTGACTTTCAATCTGTTCGTTAGATTTAATAACATCTTGTAGCTCATCATACCTTTTTAACTTGTCTAACAAACTTTCTTTCTTTAATTCAAAGTTTTCAATAGTCGCTTGGTATTTTTCGTATACAAGTTTGTTTCTTTCATACTCATCAAAGTCCTTTTTAAGTTTAACAAATCCTTGTTCTTTGTCCGATAATTCTTGCATTAACCCCTCAATTTGGGTTTTTTTCCCGATAAGTCCGTCAAGTTCAGCAATTCTTGATTGGGTAATTGCGGCGTTCATAAGTTCAATACCACAGTGTTCACACTTGATACCACCACTTACCGAACTCTTTAACTTTTGAATGGATGATATGTTGGTATCTAACTCAACCTTTTGCTTATAGGTTTTCTGATACTCTTCCTTAACCTTATCATGTTCATTCTCATAATAAAACTCCGAAGGTTCAACAATCTTAACACCATCTCTTAACTGAACGTTTTGTTTGATTTGATGTTCAAAGTTTTCAACTTCTTTCTTTGTATTGTCAGGATTAAGTAATGAAATTTCTCTATCAACAACAACCTTTGATTTCAAAAGATTATCACGATATTCTTGTCCTTTAACAATCCTACCCTTAACATCTTCAATCTTAACTTCACTTTCTATAATGTTCTTTTCAAACTCTTGGTTTTTAACCAATAGTTCTTCGTTCTCATTCTTCAATGTTTCAGTATTGTAAATGTTTGAAATCATTGACTTGGAAAACTCTGAATAGATTTCTTTACCAGTCTCTTCTTTTCTTTTAAGAAAATCTAATCCTAAAAATCTTGATAGGACTTGTCCACGAGCCGTTGGTTTTGCCTCCAACAAGTCCTCAAGGTTAGTACCAGTAGTTAATATCGTCATCAAGAAGTCCTCATAACTTCCAATGGATGTCTTAATGAACTTTTCAGTTTCACGTCGTTGTTCACCTGTAAATTTAACCAATGAACCATCGGGAAACTTCTTAAAAAAATCTAATTCTGTTTTAACATTCCATTCACCTGACTTAGATTTCTTACGTTCAAGTTCACGAACAATAATATAATCTTCACCATCAATCACAATTTCACCTCGAACAGATACTTTATCTTTGTCAGAATATCTGTTGAATATTTCTTCAGCTTTGTTTGTTTTTGTTGTTGTATTGAAAAACAAGAACATTAACAAATCCACAGACAACACAGTTTTACCTCCAAAGTTAGGTGGGTCTGATTCAATCACAGTAATCCCACCCAACTTTTCGAAGTTTATATGTTGGTTTTCACCATAAGATAGAAAGTTAGAAAACTCAATCTTCTTGATATACCACTTTTTAAATGAAGCAATCTCATCTTGTTCGGCAATCATCTTATTGTTTACCGCCGAGTCAATCTTCAGTATATCTTCGTAAAGGTTTTCTTGAGATTTAGATTGAAGGATGGACTTAATCAAATCGTGTTGATAGTTCTCGTCCATAATGTTGATAGTTACATCAACATTGTCTTGTACCTCTTCTGTTTTCTTTAACTTGGTAATAACATTTACGCTTGTAGTTGAATACTTTTTTTGAAAGTATGCTTTCACACTTTTTAACTTTTCTTGTGTAAAATTCTCTGGTGTGTCTTCCCATACTACTTGTACGTAAGGATTCTCAAGTTTTGAAAAATCTAAATCTTTTATCATTCTAACTTTTGTGAAATTAATTTGCGGGCTGAACAGGTCCATTTGTTTCTTCACCTTCTGTTTTTTCAGAAGCCGCTTGTCTCATTTTTTCAAACAATTCTGACATTGTTCTTTGATAGCGTCTTTCAGCATGGATGTTTCTTAATTTCCACGCAGCAACCTTCTGCTTGTGGTTTGGTCTTAATCTTGACTTTGGCATATATTTATTTGGTTTTTAAATTAATCTATTTTAGCTGGTCGGTTTACTTCAAACCATTCGATGAAAGCGTTGATTGCCCATACCGCACCTGACGCGAATAATCCGTCAAAGAACCATGAAATGTATGGACTTGTTCCGAAAAATTGATATGTAGGTGAGAATAAAACTGCTCCCACGAAAAATCCTACCCAAGTGGAACAACACATCATACAGGATAAAATACCTGAAATAAAATTGAATGTGTCTGAAAAAATTAAATCGGAGTTTCCATAAGCTTTGATAAAATCTCTCATTCCTTTAAAGATGGTTCCATAAACCATAATTGTTGAAAACCCGTAGGCTAAAATCATAAATAATACTAACTGTGTCATATTCTATTTGTTAAGTTTGAATTCTTCAGGTAGAAAGCATAAGAAGTTTTTGTCATATCTTCAAGCTCATTCACCTTTCTTGTTAATTCTTTTATTGTGTTATTTTTATCACTTAATTGTCTGTTTAGTTCAAAAAGGGTTTCCTGTAGTTTACCACATTCTACTTCCTTTTTATCTTCCAATTTACCTTTAAGAATGTAAATTTCATTTTGTAGTTCTTCAATCTTTGAGTTATCCTCAACAACAACTTCCTTTTCAAATTCTCTGTCAATTACATCAGGTAAGTTCCCTTGGTTAAGTAATCCATATTTTTCAATATAGTATCCTTTACGGAAACATAATTTAACAAAACCATTAGGGTCGGTTATTTCATTAATCTTACAGAACGAGTTAAAATCCTCAACATCCTGTTTAGATAACTCAATAGTTAACGAATTTTTCTGTTCCATTTTCAATATCTTCGTATGAGTTTATTCTAAATGATATGAAAGGTTTTGGGTTGAATAAATCAACTGTCGTGTATTCATCCTTTTCAACATCGTAAATTCCATATCCGTGTTTGGTTACCGTTTCACCATAGTTCTGTCCAATGGTTGAACCAATCATATAAGCCTTCTTACCACCAGGTATATCAAAGATTTGTCTCTTGTGAATATCACCACATAATACCAAGTCACATCCATCAAACTTTGATGTTTCAAACCCATCCTCAAACTTAAATCCTAAGTTGGTTGTAAGTCCCTGAACTGGCCCGTGAAATAATCCAATCTTAACTCTATCAGTTTTTTCAATTGTAGGTGGGATGTTATGGTCCATAAGTGAATACACACACCAATCAATGTTATCATCCTGATACACACCTCTGTTCTTGTAGTAAACCACCATATCATTTTTAAGTGAATCAACCACAGGTGTTAGAGCGTCCAATCGTTCCATATTGTTTTCAAGGAAGTCGTGGTTACCAGGTATTAAGATTGTTTTAGCAATCTTTGAACACTCGGTCAATACCCACGCGATGAACTCAACAAGTTCAGGTGTCATTTGGTTCTTACTATGAACCAAGTCACCAGTGAATACAATTCTATCAGGAGCAATATCTTTCCATTGTTTAAACGCCTCTTCTAAAATTGACTTATACAATTGGTGGTCTTTGAACAACCTAATGTGTAAATCAGAAAAATGAACTAATTTTTTTATCATAGTTCTAATTTCGGAGATTCAATATGAAATGGGTTTAACTCTTCATTTACATTACCACAAGCTAAACAAGCGTATGTTGGAAATGGTACAACGGTATCATCAGGTGAGCCAGTTAGTAACTTTGGTACACGTTTTAGGTAAGTGACTTCTTTAAACTCGTTATGACCACATTTGTCACAAACGATGAAATCCATTTCTCGTAAATTAATTCTTGGTTTTTCTAGTTCCATATTATTCTTCTATAAACATTATTGTATTATTAATCGGTACTCTAAGTACTGGTTTAGATTTCTCATCAATTTTAATCATTACTTCGTAGTAACCTTCCCTTACTTGTACGGTTGACACATTAAGATAGTTATTACTCGTTTGATTTCCAAAATCAACAAACGCTGTTTTGTCTGTTGTGTTAAATGTTAGTTTTATCATAGTTGTTAAATATATAACTTTTTAGTGGGATTGTCAATTCAGATAGTCCTTTACATTCATAGTCATCACAGTATCTATCACATCTTGTGGTACTCTAAACTCTTTGAACTCTGAATCCTCTTGCAATAATACGACAATACATCCATATAATTTCATGTTTTCGTATTTTGTTCCTTCCAACATTTTTAAGATTAACTTACCGTATAAAGGTAGTTGAACATAATAGTGCCCAAGAGCCGTATTTGGTAGGTTTTGGAATGGTTTATACATAGGTTTTGTAAAGTTATTACTTTCAAAGTTTTTAGGTTTGTTTGTCTTCCAGTCAGTTATCAATAACCCAAACCCGTCTTTCTTCTTATTTATCACTAACCAAACCTTATCGGGTTGTCCTGTATATCCTAATTCAGGATGACCCAAAACAATCTCCGTATCCAACAAAACAACTTCACGTTCTTTCATTAGTTTTAGAAATTTGGAACCTGCAGTAATCATACTATCACCCTTTAGAATCTGTGTAACATCACAATCAAAAATTGGTTGACGAACTTCTTTATAACTTCCACTACTTTCAATCAACTTCTTCTCCAAAAAGAAGTGAACCCTACTACCCATATTGGTAGAATAATCACCAGCGGCCGCCCATTCCTCAATCAGTTGTTGTTTAATTACAGGGTCACCTTTTGATTTCTTTTCCGCAGCTTCGTCAGTTGGGAACTCAGGGTAGAACTTCTTTAACACCTTTGATACTGATGGGAAATTGTTTTTAACAACACCATCAACATCTTTCATAAAATACGTGTGGGTATCCTCAATAAAGGTTAACTCCAACTCTTTTCTTTTGTTCTCTAAAATTTCTCGTAATTCTAAAGCAATTTCTTTTAATTCCATTTTAATAACTCATTTCATAAAAATAATCATCTATCTTACCTTTCAAATCTGCAATGTCAGAATCTTTTGGTAATTTTAGAATCTTCACTCTCCCTCTTAACTTCCCTCCATTTAGTTGGTTATAAAGTTTTTGAGCGTCTTTCCAAGCATCAGCGTCCAAACATATAATAACATCGGACTTAGCTTTGGTATATATTGTTTCAAATAATAAATCGGATAGCACCTTACCTAATAGAACAACAGGGTTAGGTGTAAAGTACCCATCTATGGCGCCTTCACAGATATAAATAGGTTTCTCCCAATCAATTAGTTTCTCATTGAATATAATTGTTTCCTTTGGGTATTCAGGGTTTTTATATTTGTTCTTTGTCTTAAACCAAGCTCTTGAAATAAAGTAATTAATCTCTCCGTCTAATCCATATGACGGCATAATAATTCGTCCACCATATTCACCTTCAGTTGCAAAACCAATGTTAAACTTTTCAATCATCTCATCAGTAATACCACGTGTCTTAATATATTTTAAAACTTCTCTATGTGGAATATGAAGTGGGTTAGCATCCTTAATAGAAATAAACTCTTTTGGTAACTTTAACTTTTTTAATTCAACATGTTTTGATTTGTGTTCTTCAGGTTTAAATAAATCGTAAGTTTTCTTTTGATTTTTTGTCCCAAATAAATCAATTAGTTTACCTAAAACACCATGTGTCCCGTTGAACTCAGAACAAGCCCAACATTTATAAACGTGTTCATTAATATTAATCTCAAGATTCCCCTTGTTTTTTCCATCATCACAATAAGGACAATTTACAGAAATCTGACCCTTTGAAGCATAATAATGTTTCTCTTTACCAAATAAGTCCCTTATAATTTCAAGTAAAATTTCGTCTTCGTCCATTTTCTTAATAATAAGATAAAAACTTATTGTTGTCAAACTTCACAAAGTTTTAAACCCTTTTATATTTATATCATATGCCAACAACAATTACACTAAGTAACGTTATTTCAGGAGCATCCCCCTTTGATGTTTATATATGTCTTTCAGGTGGTTCTCCTTGTTATTATATTACAAGTATTGATAGCGGCGATTTACCTTATGATTTTACAGTTCCTTCTCCAATAGAAAAATTTACTTACTATTGTATGAAGGTCGTTGATTCAGATGGGTGTATAATAACAGGTTGCACAAGTATATAAAAAATTGGCATTAAGTTGGTATTCATTTTCGGGTTGTTGTAGTGGAACTACGTTCCAAATTCAATCAACGTATTCTGCTGGAACGTTCACTTCCGGTTATTCGTATTATTTGGTAACAGATTTTTACACAGGTTGTTCACAATATATAACAACAGGTTTTGTAACAGGAACACCAATATACAATATTATATCTTTAGATGTAAAATCATATTCATCTTGTACCGCATGTACCACAGTTAATCCTTGTGTCCCCGGTCCAACACCAACACCTACATCAACACCAGCGCCAAGCCCCACTCCAACAAAAACTCCAACACCTACTCCTACGGTAACAAAAACCCCAACTAATACTCCAACACAAACTAAAACCCCAACACCAACCAAAACATCAACTAGTACTCCAACACCATCAGTAACCGCAACTATAACACCAACTCCAAGTATAACACCAACTAATACACCTACAGTAACAAAAACACCAACTAACACCCCAACACCAAGTATTACTCCAACACATACACCAACAAGAACGGTTACCCCAACACCAAGTGTTACACCAACAATAACACCAACAGCAACTGTAACAAGTTCACCAACACCAACTTTATCAATAACGCCAACAACAACTCCAACACCAACAGTTACTAAAACACCTTTACCAACTTTTTGTGAAACACCAACACCAACATTATCAACAACTCCAACATCAACCCCAACACCATCACCTGTATATACCGCATGTCCACAATCGAGTTATTGTGTATTCACAAATTTGAGTGGTTATACAAATTATGATGGCACTTATTACAACTATGATGTGTTTAATGGTAAAAATGTATTTTATAAACCAGATAATACAAATCCTTATTACATATACTACAACACAGGTGAAACAAGATGGTGTCTATCAACTTGTGTAAACGGTGAATGTAAACTATTTGGGCCAACAGGTAGTAATACCGTTTGCCCTGATTTAGATGTAACCTATTTTGGGTCGTCATGTCCAACACCTACCCCATCAAATACCGACGCTTGTAACACTTTTGATTTTACAGCAGTATTTGATTGTAACGTAACTTCAGGAGCAACTCCGACACCAACACCAACGTTAACACCAACTAACACACCAACAACAACACCTACACCAACTCCTTTATGTAATGGTAAATCATTATCGTTTAGTGGTGTAAACTACAATTATCCAGGTCCTTCACCAACACCAAGTGTAACACCGACAAATGCAGTTAAAGGTGTTGTTGTAAGTGGTTCGGTAATATACGATACGTTTTCATCTAAATTTACAAGTTTATATTCAAAGTTACTTTTAGATTGTAACTCATCTAACAAATACGTTGTCGGTGAAACAATACCTTTTAATACAGGTTCTACATTTAGCGCAATAATTGATTTTAAATCTGTTTGTGTAACTTACGATTCTGATATTTTAGGTTCCCCTACTAATATTCTTCAATCTATTGAAAGTGGTAATTTATTTGATTGTGAGTTTTGTTCTCCAATTCCAACCGCAACACCAACACCAACTGTAACACCAACACCAACTGCCACTCAATCATGTCCAAACATAATACAAACAATATCAGTGGGAACAGGTCCATTCTTTATAGTATTTGACGAAGTTAATGAATACATGTATGTAATTAACGAAACAAGTAATAATGTTTCAGTAATCGATATTAATGATTACTCTATTGTATCAACAATTTCTGTTGGTAATCAACCTAGAGGTGGGGTATTAAGTAATGATAGTAAATTACTATACGTTACTAATTTCGCAGATAATACAATATCAGTTATAAATCCTCTTACACTTACCGTTCTATCAACAATACCTGTTGGTAATGGCCCTTATGGTTTAACATATGATACAGTTAATGAGGTATTATATGTTGCTGAATATAACGCAGGAACTGTGAGTTCAATACCTGTTAGTACAATTGTTAACACTTACACTACCGGTACTAGACCAATTCAACCAGGATTTAATGAAAATAATTTACAAGTATACGTTCCAAATAGTTTAAGTAATACCGTCGTATCTATTGATACAATAAAAGGTATTACCGCATCAACTATAACAATGCCTTCAGGTTCTTTACCAAGATATTGTTTATATGTTCCAACAAATAATACGGTATACACAGTATTAAATGGTACTAACCAAGTAATAACAATTAATCCAGTAACAAATACAACAGGAACAACTATTACAGTTGGTATTGGTACAAATCCTCAAAGTATGGCATTTGATGTTAATAGTAATAGATTATATGTCACTAATTTAGTAACTGATAATGTATCAGTAATCGATATTAACACTAATGAAGTCGTTAAAACAATCACTGTTGGTGACGGTCCAAGAGGTATTGCTTATGACGCTAAATACGATAGAATTTACGTTGAAAATAGTATATCAAATACTGTATCAGTATTATGTACATAACAAAAAAGGTGTCGAATGACACCTTAAATTTTAAATAAAAATCTTATTATTTTTTAGCGTTTAGATAACTTAATACAACAGTATAAGCATCTGTCATATCAAAATTCTCTTTCTTTAAAGTATTGTTTCTTGTATATAACCAATTAATTTGTGGTTCTCTTTTCGCAACAAGTTCCCATATAATCATCTTCTTATCACAATCTTTTGGGTAACCACCAAATAAAACAAACTTACCTTTTTCGTTTTTTCTAACTAATTCAGGCCAAGCCTCTTTTCTTGAATTATACGTTGAGATATATTCAGGGACAATACCTAACACATCATATACCTCTTTACTAATCAATGTATTATATCGTAATAAAGTACCAATGGTATAAGCATTATTACTATTTAATAAAGGTTCTTCAATTACACATCTAACAACACCAACACCTTTATATTCCTCAAGCTTCTTTCTGAATGTTGCAGACTTAAGAAGTAGTTCCTCCATCTTATTATCGGGTTGAGGTTTCGGTTGTGGTGAAACATGTGTCAACTCTAATAAATCTCTTGAAGATAAATCAAATAACGCAACACCAATAGTTTTAGTTGAAACGTCTAAACCCAAAATCTTAGGAGAATTTTTTATACTTTTTGCCATATCTAATATTAGTTATTAGATTTAATATTAAAGTAATTAACTTAATTGTAAATAATTTAGAAATCTAACTTAACAACTGCTTGTTGTATACCTTGTCTAACTTGAGGTGATTGGAATTTAGATAATACAAGTAAGTTTTTGTTAGCGTCATATAATCCTATTTCAGACATATAAGGTGTAACACCTTGTGTCCAAGTAGGATTTGATGAATTTACAAATTGAGCGTTTGGTAAATTTATAAGATATCTCATTTCGTAAATTGTTGCCTGAATATCAGTATTAACATTTCCGTAGAAGAAATATTCATCACCAAAATATAATGTTGACGAACTACCACTAATAGTTGGTAATTCTAATTGATTACCTAAATTATATGTTGCCCCATTAGCATAAGTTGTAGGTGTAATTGTAAATGTTGTTGCCGTAAGACCTGATGGATTGATATAACCACCTGATAATGCGGTAGAATAGTTCATTCTAACCCAATTGTTTGGATTAGGTCTATTCTGAGATGTTGTTCCTGTTTGTGCTAAAATGTAAAAGTCAGTTGCAGAAAATCCTTGTGTTGTACCTGTTGTCATACATTTAAATTCGTTTCCAAATTTAACTGTTACGTTTTGTTCAGTTAGACCACATCCAGTAACAGGCCCAATTATCTTTTGATAATAGTTACAATGCATCCCTGTCCAAGGACTATCAAAACCATATGTTACCCATACACATTGATTATCATTGTCAAGTAATCCATCAGTTGATGTATCGTTACAAAGTCCAGGTGCACTATATCCAAGTTTTGGTGCAGGTAGTGTATAGTTTCTATTTGCAACATAAGTCATTGCCGCAATAATTTCCTCATCATCAAAAACAATTACCTTATCATCAGGAAATACTTTACCAACTCTACTTGGTCTTCCATCAGGATTTGGGTGAGTATCATATAAATGAAAATACCTAATACCCGGATTATTCATATCAAGATTTTCATTTGATTGAATATAATAAGGTGTTAATAAATCATATCCATCAAACCCTGGAGGGTCAATCCAAAATGTTTCTCCACTACAACAACTTATTGGATTTTTATGCCACATTAACCAAGGTAGGTTAATTGTAAAATTCCTTGCTTGTCCTGTTGCACCAGGATTTGTTGTATCATATGCCTCACAAGCAAATTTCTCACCATAAAAATTAATTATTGTATTGTTTGTATAGTGAACAATTGAAATTGCTTTTTGTTCTTCAGGGGTTACTAATATTTGTTCACCGTATGAATTATAATATGTAACACCTGATGTATCTGTTTGTCCACTTGAAGACATATACCCGTAATATTCTTTGGTACTAATATAATCTTTGGAACCAAATTCACCATATTGACTATATAATGTGGAAATTAATCCCGCAGGACTTTCAGACCACGGAATATTCATATTCCAAATTTTAACTAACCCATCTTCAGGTGTACAAACTGATTCATAATTAATAACACTATCACTCCAATAATTCATAGGTGTCGGTAAATCATAACCTGTCATACCTGATGGGTAGAAAAATAATCTAGCTTGACCAGTATTACCTGATAAATTAGGTAATAATCTATCAACAACAAGTTGTGTTGTTCCTGAATTCCAACTCTGAACTTGGTAGGTTAATACAGGATAACAAGAATCAATACATCCACATGAACTTCCACCACTCATAAAAATAGTTACAAGAGTTCCCGCAGAAATAGTTGTTGCTGATACAGAATCAGGACAAGGATTAGAAATAAGTGTTAAAACTGAAGTGTTACCAGTTAATCCTGATAAGTTTACAACATATTCTGAATTATAGGTATATGCACTTGTATGATAAGGACTAAAACAAGTAGATGCCGTACTCGCGGTTACAAAGAAACCGTTAGGTGATGCAGTATTAAATACTGACTCATCCGAAGATGCCATAAATGGAATACCATAAGTTAGTCCTGAAGAACCTTGTAAATAAAAAGGATATTTTACATCATTTTTAGTTGAGTTAGGAACCCCTGTAGAATTTTGAGCATTATATGACGGTTCAAGTATTTGAAAATTAGTTATATCATAATTTGTAATTGCATTATAATTAACCTCACTATCTCCGATTTGAAAATAAGAAACATTAAAATTACCTTCAGAAATTTTTTTACGTCCAGTATCCGTTAATCTTGTAATTAATAATCCTTGATTTTCTTTTATAATATATCCCATTGTTTATAATTATCTTTGTTTCATTTTTATTGTGTGTTTTCTTCCGGTGGTGAAGGAGCACTTGGATTACAAATAAGTGACGTATTAGTTAGTGTAATTGGAATTGGTGGTGATGTTTTATTATACCTCATATGAACAGTAGATGTTCCAATAGTATAAGTAGGAGGTATGGTTATACAACACTGAGCCCCACTAGGAGTGATTGAATACATTTGAACTGTTACAATACCTCGTACATCTTTATTACTACAAAGACCGGATGGATTATTAAATACCCATGCAAAACCACAATTATTTATTTGAATTGTTGACCCAAAAACATTTAGTGTATAATTTGTTGACTCGTAAACTTTAGTATAAATTACATATGGTGGACAATTACCAACCGCAGGTTGTGTTGTTGATTGGTCAATAATTAAGTTCCAAGTACCCGATGGTAATAATGGCGATATCCCAATACTTGCCGTGGCACCAGAGTAAAAATATTGATAAGTAATTCTAACTTTACCAATTAGTTGACACGATGAAGGTATATTAGATATTACAGTTTTAAAATTCCATTTTTGATTACCACCTGTATTCAAATTAACAAGAGCCCCAGCAGAAAATGCACAATTTGAATACGTGATAGTTGAAGGTGTTGTTGATGTAATATTAAATGAAACAATATCACTTAAATTACCATCACCGTCTATTACTTGAGCTGTGTGTCCCCCACTACATAATCCAAAAAATACAGGTGAGTTTTGTTCAACATCATCAACAAAATAAATATATGGCCCACCAAATGATGAACTAGGTATTAAAGTTACACCACCTTGACACTGTGTTGAATTATCACAATAATTTTCAACTTGTACAGTTAATGTAGGTGTTATTGCCGAGCAAACACCTGAAGTCACAATAATTGATGATATACTTGGCCCAGGTGTAAATGTACCTGAACCGTACCAACCACTATCTTGTGGTTTAATCGCAAAAGGATTTTGAATAGTAAATGAAGAAGTTTGTTCTTGTTGACACTGTGTTGGTATTGGTAATGGAGCATTATGGTTTTCAACTGAACTTACCCAACTTGTATCCCAAAATAAACTCATTCCTGTAACAGAAATCTCAGAAGGATTATCAAGAGTATATAACGGTCTTAAATTGTAGGTTGATGCACTTGTAAAATTCAAATAAAACTCAACACCACAATAATCAAAATTCATACATAATTTATCAGGATAAATTATCTCAGCAGGATTCTCAACCAAACAAGATGTTGTTGCAGTTTGTGAATAAATTCCAATACCACTATCAACAACAGTTATGTTGTATGTTCCAGCACTTAAATTAGTAAGTGGTAATGTTATAGAAGAACCTGAGTAATAGTAATTATATGGTGGTGTTCCACCTGTAACATACAATGTTAAACTACCATCATTAAATCCATTAATAGTAGGATTTGTAACCTGACACTCAGCATAAATGTTATCAGGTAACTCAGGAATAACACAATCAATAGTTTGTACATTATCACCATAATAGTCCGCAACTATTGTTGAGTATGTACCAGGTATAACATCATTATAAAGTAAATATGTATTATTTGTTGGCTCTATAGCTTGACCAATTTGAGTTTCAGTTCCCGCACTATAAAAACTATATGGTGGTGTACCACCTGTAACAAATAAACTAACTGAACCAGTTGTTGACCCGTCTAATGTTGGGAACACACTATCACATTCAACATAGAATGGAAAAATTGTTTTAACAGTACATTCATTTACTGTTGTAAAAATACCTGTACTCTGACTACCAAAATCAATTGTAATACCTGTTGGACAAGGATTTAATAAAATACAATTAGCACAAGATGTCTGTGCAGTCATACCAACTAAATCATAAATCAAAGGTTCATAAAATAATTCAGGTAATTCAACGTATGTTCCACATAACGTATCACCTTGTGTTGTTTCAATATAATAAATTTCATATTCTGAAACAGAACCAGGTATACCATTTACATAGAAATAGTCCTCAATATCACAACAATTTTGAAATCCAAAAGCCATTACTTATAAATAACAAAAAAACTGTTTTTATCCACACTTAATTTATTTAACATGAAAGTATTTGAGTTGTTTCACAAGAATTACCATCAATAACTTTACAAAACACTGTTGTTGACCCTGTAAGAGATATAGGTAAATTAACAATAACAGGCCAATAAACAGGGTCATATTCCGTTTGAACCAAAGAACAATTATTACCCGCGAAATCACATAAATAAATTTGAAAGGGAGGTGTTCCATTAATATTGGATATTTCAACGTATGTCATATTATATAATTACCAACAAGTTACAATTACTAATCCATTTCCACCTCTCCCACCTGTTCCACCTGTGGTTCCAGCACCTCCACCACCTCCACCACTACCAGGTCCTCCATCACCACCATTACCACCAGCAACGTTTGCCGAACCTCCTCCTGTACCACCAAGAGATACAAAAGGTTTCCACATAAACATACCGTCAATACCTCTACCACCATCTGCTGCACCACCTGCGACATTTTGAACAAACCCTGCACCTGTAATAGAACCTCCAGCTGAGGTCACGTTACCTGCGGTACGACCCGCACCTCCACATCCCGAACCAAGTGGGACTACCCCTGTCCCGTATGTGTTTACAGTAGGAACACCAGTTGCACTACCCGCAATACCATTAATACCCGCCCTTGCAACAAATTCACCTAAGGATGTCATGGCAGCTATGTTAGCCGCTGTGCCAGTACCCCCATTACCTCCTGTACCACCCGCACCTACAGTTCCAGGGTTTCCACCTGAACCACCGTTAAGACTAATTAGTAGATACGTTTGTGCGTTTCCAACACCTCCAACATTTGTTGCAATTGAAGTTGAACCTCCGTTAGAACCAACAGTATTTGCAGCACCTCCAGCCCCACCAGCGCCAACAGTAACTATTAAATTATCAGTTAAAAATATCCTTGGAATAATAATACGGTTAATCGCACCTGAACCTCCACCTCCACCACCACCAGCAGCTCCAGTTGCATCTGTAAAACCTCCACCACCACCACCGCCTGGACTTATTAAAACAACATGTACCATAGAAACACCGTTAGGTAATGCACAATTATGAACACCCGCACTACTGAAGATTTGTACTTTATGACCAATATTTGTTAAATTATATGCAAAATCCATAGTTATATTTTTACCAACACTGTATTATTACCAAACCATCACCACCTCTTCCACCAACACCTCCAACACCTGTGGGTGAAGTACCTGCACCACCTCCTCCACCACCACATCCAATATTACCATTACCACCAGCACCACCTGAAACAGGAGTTGTTCCTCCACCACCACCTCCACTTCCTCCGACAGAATAAAATGGTGTTAATGAAAATACACCAGGTGTCCCATCAGATGTTATAGTATTTCCAATACCGCCAGGATTTGTTGGTACAAAACCACCACCTGTCAAATTACCACCGTTTGTTGCCGTAGTCGCACCTGCTGCCATACCCCCTCCACCAGCACCTGATGTGAATGGTAACCCAATAGTCGCACCATAAGTAACTGAAGTGCCATTTGTAGTTGTTCCGTTACCACCACCTTGACCTCCAAGAGCAAACCATTGTCCTAATGTTGAATATAAAGCTTGAGCAACGTTAGCCGCGGTCGCACCAACTCCCCCTGTCGCACCAACACCACCTGTTCCCCCTGAAGCAACAACAACAAAAGTAGATACACCATTATTACGTGGAACTGGCATATCAACAGACGTGTTACCTCCCACACTACCTGAACCTGCACCTGAGGCTCCACCTGCCCCTCCTAAACCAATATTTATTATAAGTGAATCTGTTACAAACATTTCAGGAATTATTACTCTTGTAATCGCACCTGAACCTCCACCTCCACCACCTGACCTTGCGTTAGCGGATGTGTTTGTCGCACCACCAGCACCACCACCTCCAGCACCAATTGCCGTGATAGATAACATAGTTATACCAGGTGGTTTTATCCAACTACCCGACTGATAAAACACACTCGTTTTATACGTTGTATCCGCTAAATTATATAAAAAACTCATATTATATACTTATTACCAACATGTAATTATTACCATACCAGGTCCACCATTTCCACCTGTTCCACCTGTGGTTCCAGCACCTCCACCTCCACCTCCACTTCCAATCTCACCCTTACCACCAGAACCTCCAGTACCACCAGCAACAGAACCACCACCAGCTCCACCAACACTATAAAAACCTTTTAATCTAGAAGTTCCGCTACCACCATTTTGAGCACCTCCAGCACCTCCACCTGTACCACCCACAGATGAAGGCATAAATAAAACACCTGAAACATTACCACCATTAAAATTTCCGTTAGCTGCACTTTTTCCACCTCCAGCGGCTCCTCCTGATACAGTTGTACTATTACCGTTAATTGTCACACTACCACCTATTGCCGCGTTAGCACCTGCGGCACCCGCCTGACCTGCGATAGATAAAAAAGTCCCTAATGCTTGATAAACAGCGTTAGTCTGTGCACCAATAGCCCCTGCACCACCTCCAGCCGAAGCACCTCCCGCAACACCTACGTTACCACCTTGACCACCATTAGCCTGTATTACTCTTGTTGCCGCAACGTCACTACCTCTAGCACAATCAACAAAAGTATTACCCGCAGTTGCTCCTCCACTACCTCCAGAGCCACCAATACCACCCGCAGCGACAGTTATTTCTAAACTGTCGGTTAAAAAAATCGCAGGAATAGTAAGTCTTGTTATAGCCCCCGAGCCACCACCTGAACCACCAGACGCAGCGGTACTAACAGATGAGTTACCTGAACCACCTCCACCACCAGCACCAATTGCCGTGATGTGTATCATGGTAATACCTCTTGGTTTAATCCAATAAAAAACGCTTGAAGCGGTATTATTACCAATAGGTCCAATAAAGACTTGGTCTTTATATTGATTATCCGCTAAATGATAATAATCTATCATAATACATTACGCCCATGATGGTGTTACTTTACGTGGTGGCGAATATTTAAATCTATATCCATACGGACCTTCTATAACTAAAGTGTTACCACTTAAATCAGTTAATCTAAGTAACTCGGTACCTTCATTATTTAACTCTTGGTATCCTTCACTTACAGGACTACCGTATTCAAAAACAATTTCATAGTATATCATTAGTAATCTCCTCCTATAACTGTAGCTTGTATTCCCGCAACAACTGCTGTACCTATGGTACAATACATAATATATCCGGCAGGTAATGCAAAGTTTAATGGTAATTCATAGTTTGTTGACGCACTAGTTTGAGACGCAGTATTTGCAGCAATTGTGATTTCATCCCAAATTGTGCTGTTATTGGGAGTTGCCAAAGCGCCTCCATTATTTATAAAAACCCTAGCCATTGTAGCGGCATTATTCGTGTTAGTGGACTGATGTCTAAATCTTATCTTTTGAACATAACTTCCGTTAGTATTCGCACTAAAAACCATATATGAAGTTCCCGCAGACAAGTTACCTGTATTGGCAACCGTCATATTAGTCGTCCACATAATCTCAGGTGTTAGTGTAAAAATTGGAGCTGTATTTGCTGGCATATTATTATATTAGTTTAATTTCTTTTATTATAAATATTATATATAGTTAAAATTGTTTGCAGTTGTATAAACAAGTCCTAAAGTGAACGAACCACCCGCCGCTCCATCAACACCACTTGTTCCTGATGAACCTGAACCAGAACTTCCTGATGAACCACTTGAACCAGAACCTGATGTTCCTGATGAACCAGCAGTACCTGAAGAACCACTTGAACCAGAACCTGATGTCCCAGATGAACCCGCGGTACCTGAAGAACCACTTGAGCCAGAACCTGAAGTCCCCGATGAACCCGCAGTACCTGAAGAACCACTTGAACCAGAACCTGATGTTCCTGATGAACCAGCAGTACCTGAACTACCTGATGAACCCGAACTACCTGAAGTACCTGATGTTCCAGATGAACCGCTAGTACCACTACTTCCATTTGACCCTGAAGTTCCCGATGAACCTGAAGTACCTGATGACCCTGAAGTTCCCGATGAACCACTAGTTCCTCTTGAACCCGTACTACCCGATGAACCAGAGCTTCCTGATGACCCACTTGAACCCGAACCAGATGTTCCTGAAGAACCTGAACCTGATGACCCACTTGAACCAGATGTTCCACTAATACCATCTAGACCACTTGTTCCTGAAGAACCTGAACCTGAACTTCCTGATGACCCAGCACTTCCTGATGTTCCCGAAGAACCGCTAGTTCCTGATGAACCTGAACCAGAACTTCCCGATGACCCAGCGCTTCCTGATGTTCCTGAAGAACCACTTGTTCCACTACTTCCTGTGATACCCGACGAACCAGAACTACCTGATGAGCCAGCACTTCCTGATGTTCCTGAAGAACCACTTGTTCCACTTGAACCAGAACTACCCGATGACCCAGCGCTTCCTGAAGTTCCACTTGTACCGCTAGAACCTGAAGTTCCCGATGAACCACTGGTACCTCTTGACCCTGTACTTCCTGAAGAACCTGAACTTCCACTTGAGCCTGATGAACCTGATGTTCCCGAAGAGCCGCTAGACCCACTTGAACCTGATGAACCTGACGAGCCACTCGAACCAGATGTTCCTGATGAACCGCTAGTCCCCGAAGAACCTGAACCTGAACTTCCTGATGACCCAGCACTTCCACTTGAGCCAGAGGTACCCGAAGAACCTGACGTTCCGCTACTACCTGTAATACCCGATGAACCAGAACTTCCTGATGAACCACTACTACCTGATGTTCCTGAACTACCACTAGTTCCACTACTTCCTGTAATACCTGAAGAACCTGAACTACCACTACTTCCTGATGAACCACTAGTTCCACTACTTCCTGTAATACCTGAAGAACCACTACTTCCTGATGAACCACTAGTTCCTGATGAGCCAGACGTTCCCGAAGAACCAGTATTTCCACTAGAACCTGAAGAACCACTTGTACCCGATGAACCCGATGTTCCACTAGAACCCGATGAACCACTTGAACCAGTGCTACCTGAAGAACCGCTAGTTCCTGATGTACCTGATGAACCTGAAGTTCCTCTTGAACCTGTACTTCCTGAAGAACCAGAACTTCCGCTTGAACCTGATGACCCACTTGAACCTGAAGTTCCTGATGAACCACTAGTTCCTGATGAGCCAGCACTTCCTGATGACCCTGAACTTCCTGAAGAACCTGAAGTCCCTGAACTACCACTAGTTCCACTACTTCCTGTTAAGCCTGAAGACCCACTACTTCCTGAAGAACCACTTGTTCCTGATGAACCTGATGTACCAGAACTACCTGTATTACCTGAACTCCCACTTGAACCTGAACTTCCTGAAGAGCCTGAAGTTCCAGAACTACCACTTGTACCCGAAGAACCTGTATTACCCGAACTTCCACTTGAACCAGCACTACCTGATGAACCGCTAGTTCCAGAAGAACCTGATGTGCCAGAACTTCCAGTAATACCTGATGAACCTGAACTACCACTTGAACCTGAGCTCCCTGAAGTTCCAGAACTTCCACTAGTACCCGATGAACCTGTATTTCCACTTGAACCTGAACTACCCGCACTTCCACTTGAACCCGATGTTCCTGAACTTCCACTTGTTCCTGATGAACCTGTATTACCCGAACTTCCGCTACTTCCTGAAGAACCACTTGACCCTGAAGTACCCGAAGAACCAGATGTTCCTGAACTTCCACTTGAACCAGAAGAACCGCTAGTCCCTGATGTACCTGAAGAACCACTTGTTCCTCTTGAGCCCGTACTACCTGATGACCCTGAGCTTCCACTTGAACCTGAGCTTCCTGAAGTTCCAGAAGAACCACTTGTTCCACTACTTCCAGTATTACCTGACGAACCTGACGACCCACTTGAGCCAGAAGAACCTGAAGTTCCAGAAGAACCACTTGTTCCACTTGAGCCAGCACTTCCGCTAGACCCCGAACTACCTGAAGAGCCAGAAGAACCTGATGTTCCACTTGACCCAGAAGTTCCTGATGAACCACTATTACCCGAAGAACCTGAGCTTCCACTTGAACCAGAAGAACCTGATGTTCCTGAAGAACCTCCAGTACCACTTGAGCCAGTACTTCCACTACTACCTGATGAACCCGAACTTCCTGATGTACCTGAACTACCACTAGTCCCTGAAGAACCTGTATTTCCACTTGAACCCGAACTACCCGAAGAACCCGATGAACCTGTACTACCTGAACTTCCACTTGAGCCTGAAGACCCTGATGTTCCACTACTACCCGATGTACCTGAGCTTCCACTAGACCCTGACGAACCACTTGAGCCAGAAGAACCTGATGTTCCAGAACTTCCACTAGTACCGGATGAGCCAGTGTTTCCGCTTGAACCTGAACTACCCGAGCTTCCTGAAGAACCACTTGTACCTACTGAACCTGAAGTACCAGCACTACCGCTAGAACCACTACTTCCACTTGAACCTGATGAACCTGAGCTTCCACTAGAACCAGAACTACCTGATGTACCAGAACTTCCGTTAGAACCTGATGTACCTGAACTTCCTGATGTTCCTGATGAACCACTAGTTCCTCTTGAACCCGTACTACCTGATGAACCTGAACTTCCAGTTGACCCTGACGAACCACTTGAACCAGAACTACCAGATGTTCCTGACGAACCACTAGTACCCGATGAACCTGTATTTCCACTTGACCCTGAACTACCACTTGAACCAGAAGAACCTGATGTACCAGAACTACCATTAGAACCTGAAGTTCCAGATGAACCTGATGAACCTGAACTACCGCTTGAGCCAGCACTTCCCGATGTTCCTGAACTACCGTTAGAACCTGATGTTCCACTTGAACCACTACTACCTGATGAACCTGTGCTACCACTTGAACCAGATGAACCACTTGTTCCAACACTTCCGCTAGACCCTGAACTACCCGAACTTCCTGATGAACCACTTGTACCTGATGACCCAGAAGTTCCTGACGAGCCAGATGAACCTGATGAACCAGCACTTCCCGAAGAGCCACTTGTCCCTACTGAACCCGATGTTCCGCTTGACCCTGTAATACCTGATGAACCCGAACTACCTGAAGACCCACTTGAACCTGATGTTCCTGAACTTCCACTAACACCTGATGAGCCTGAACTTCCACTAGAACCTGATGACCCTGAAGTTCCTGTTGAGCCAGATGTTCCTGAACTACCACTAGAACCAGATGACCCTGAGCTTCCTGATGACCCACTTGTTCCCACACTACCACTAGTTCCTGAAGAACCCGTACTACCACTTGAGCCAGAAGAACCTGAACTTCCTGAAGTACCTGTTGAGCCAGATGTTCCTGAACTACCACTCGTACCTCTTGAACCTGTACTACCTGAACTTCCGCTTGAACCTGATGAACCGCTACTACCTGATGAACCACTTGTTCCAGAAGAACCTGATGTACCAGAACTTCCGCTTGAGCCAGATGAACCAGCACTACCACTTGAGCCAGATGTCCCTGATGAACCACTCGTTCCACTTGAGCCAGTATTACCTGACGAACCAGAACTACCCGAACTTCCGCTAGAACCACTTGTACCCGATGTTCCTGAAGAACCACTAACACCTGATGACCCCGAACTCCCACTACTTCCACTTGAGCCAGAGCTTCCTGATGTACCACTTGAACCTGATGTTCCTGAAGACCCTGTACTACCACTTGAACCAGAAGAACCTGAACTACCCGATGTTCCAGCACTACCACTACTACCACTTGAACCTGATGTTCCAGCAGACCCCGATGTACCAAAACCTGATGACCCCGAACTTCCTCCCGAACCTGAGCTTCCACTAGAACCTGAAGTTCCTGAACTACCGCTAGTACCTGAAGAACCTGATGTTCCACTAGAACCAGATGAACCACTACTACCTGAAGAGCCAGATGAACCAGCACTTCCAGATGTACCAGAAGACCCTGAACTACCGCTAGAGCCTGAGGTACCACTTGTACCTACTGAACCTGATGTACCAGAACTTCCAGATGTCCCTGAAGTACCTCTCGACCCTGTTGAGCCTGAACTACCTGAAGACCCTGAACTTCCAGATGAACCTGATGTTCCGCTACTACCTGAAGTACCGGCAGAACCTGAACTTCCTGAACTACCATTAGAACCTGATGTTCCACTAGAACCTGCACTTCCCGAACTTCCACTTGAACCTGATGTTCCTGCAGAACCCGATGCACCACCTGTTCTATAATAAGTTTTACCTGTATTATCTACAACAACAAATTTTGTTTGATTATCATCTTGAGTAATTTGAGCAATTGTTAATTCATTTGTTGTTGTTGCCGATGCAGTTATTTGATTAACATTAAATAAATCATTCCCTCCTAATCCTAAATCACCTGTCATTTGTCTTCCACCATCAACTAAAAGATATTGTTGGTGGTCATCAGCAGTTAAACCTAACAAATTACCGTGTACCGATGTCGCGTTAACACCACTTGACTTAAAACCAATTACAGGTCTAATATCCTCAATTTGAACAATACCTCCAAATCCTTGTTGGATATAAACAGACGCAATTGATACCACACCATCCGTAAAATAATCAGGAGGTAATGGTAATGGAGCCGCCTCAGCTTCAACAAGAGTCGCATATTCTTGTTGACCTAAAACTAAAAAGTATTCTTCATTAATACCTTCACCGACAACATATAATGTATGTTTAGTATAATACGATGTGGTTAATGCTGATAATGAATTTTCATTTTTATTATATTGAAAATTATTTACAAACGTAGTTGCACTTCTTGTCCAATTTGTACCATTGTTCCAATATTGTGTAAAACTTATTGGTGTTCCACCTGTTGGTGTAAAATTATTTTCTGATAACCAATAACTACCAGATGTCACATCAAGAGTAAATGATGTTGAACCTGTTGTAACAATAGAACCTGTTGAATAAACTGGACCTAACGCTTGTCTGTTAAAGCTTGATAATAAATTTGCAGTATGTTGAGCGTTGTATGGCGCAGCATCAATCAATTCAATACCTGTCGCGTTTGTAACTACTCGACCCATAATAATATTATAGAATGGGTCAGGTAATCCTGAATTTGCAACTAACGTTCCGTTATTTGAAATATAAATGTAGTTATCAGTTTCAGCACTTAATGTTAACTGACCATCAACCCAATCATATCTTTTAATAATACTATTATCTGTTTGGTCAGCTAAATATCCAAATCCTGCAGATGTATTGATTGTTCTACCACTAACAATAGTAATTGTACCACCACTTAATAATCCCATTGGACTACCTTGAAAAATCAGTGTAGAAGCATCTGTATGTGTTCCATCTGCGAAAGTAACCGATAACTTTCTTGTTACGTCGTTCTCACCATCCGTATCATCCAAGAAGTTCCAATAAAAGTCCTCACTTGCTGTAATTATTTTTGAGTGGTCTGAAATACCCTGAAATCTACCTATTGTCGATGCGTTTTCAATTAAAAAGTCATTAGTAATTGAATCGTGAATCATGGTACCAACCATTCTAAAAGTAGGCCCACCACCTGTATTTGGTACGTAAACGGCAATATCCCATTCTTGAATATCCATACCTGTTCCTTCCAATACCGCAGAGTCTGATAACACAAATGCGGTTGAACCTGTTAGTAATGCACCTTCAAAAGTACACCCGTTGAACGATAAAAGTGTTCCAGAGCCAGTACCGCTATTACCAATAACATCATCATATGTTGGGAACAAGAAATAGTTTTCCATATTACCCAACGCCTGAAACCCATTAGTTGCTTCAACTTTTAATCCGTAACTAAACTCACCATTAACATCGACATATTCACCATAGAACTTGGTATCTTGTGTTGATGATTTTATCCATACACCAATATCTGAATCATATATTGAAATCTTATGAGCTTGTCCAAAATCACCGATATCATCACAGTGAATTGCCGCATATCCTGCACCAGCACCTGATAATGTTAAAAACGATACTTCGTTATTAATACCTATATTAATAATATGTTGAGTAGAACCCGTTGGGACAATTTGTGTAGTTTGAATATTACTACCCTCAATACTCACATACGGTTTTCCAGTTAAATTAATTTGTCCCTCAGAAAATAACCCAGGTCCAACTCTAACCAAAAAACGATTATTAATTGACGAACCTGTAATCCAATCAACTGCACTCTTAATAGATGTAAAGTCACCACCTTTTTTAGCGACCGTAATAACTCTTGGGTCTTGGTTAACTTCATATAACGGAGCGTCAATCGGTATTGTAGTTTTTAAGAATGTATCAGTACCTTCAATTTTACCTGTTGCAGTTGGATGTTCAACTAATACGTCTTGAGTATTATTTTCAAAGTTAAGAGCCGAACCAAATATACTTGGAGCTGAGCCCGTGTTTGGAGCATATATCGCAGTTACCCATCGTTGGAAATTAACTGCCGTTAATCTTAACGAACCTCCGTTTTCAACCCAAAATCCTGTTCCTGCCGCAACCCCAACAGCCTTTGTTAATAAACATCCGTTAACAATAAACGTACAACCTGGTTGGTCTGCCTTTGCAAATATTAATCCTGATGTCGTACTAACACCTCCATTAGTAGATGTAACGTTTCTAAGTTGCATCCTACCAATACCACTACCATCATTTGTAACATAGAAACCTATAGTAAATGGATATCCACCATACTTAACGTTAGAACACTGTATGATACAGTTTCCACCACCTGTTCCAACAACTTTTGCGTGAGTATAGTTTGTACCAAATCTTACGTTTTCAACATATGCAATTGCATTAGTTTGAGGAGTTGTCGATGATGAATAAACAATAGACGACGCACTTGTTCCTGATGAACCTTGAATTTGCATGTCCTGAACCATTGATTGGTCGGCCATGATGAAAACACTATTATTAGGATTACTTGCTTGTAGGATAGTTGTTGTACTATCACCACCTCTAACCGTAATCCATGATTTCATTGTGATGGTATCTTCAATATATAAACCAGGATAAACTCTAACTTCCCAAGTACTATTTGGAGTTGCACCTGTTATACTATCTACCGCATCTTTAACGGAATTAAAGTCTGTTGAACTACCACTTAATCCAACAGTTACATAATTTTCTATAATTGTATTAAAATTATAACTTAACGATGTCCAATTTGTACCATCACTAGTTATTTGAATTGAATCATTCTGAATTAATGTAACCGTAGTACTCCCATCTATAGTTTCACTACCATTTGGGTCAACAGTTATTGTACCGGTACCATTATTTTTAATTACATATAATTTACCCTGCACACCTACCGCAGTAGGTAAATTAATAGTAAAAGTACCACCAGAGACAGCGACCATATAGTCGTCATCAGTAATCGTATATGTACTACCAATTGTTACTTGTGGATATGTTATACCACCTAAGGATATTATACCCCTTCTCGCAACAAACTCATTTGCCATTTATTCTTTCCTTTTTTCCCTATCCAAAAGAAAATTCTTCTATGTTTATTTGTTAATAAATATACTTGAAAAGTATTCTGTCAATCCTAAAATGAAAAAACCATCACATTTATTATTATGTGATGGTTCATGTTTTTATATATTTTAATATTAAATTGTAATTCTTGTTGATATACTAATGTTCCAACTACCTTTATTCACATCAGCCCAAAACTCAACATTACCACCTGACACCGTAACCCTTAACTCAATACCCAAAGTAGAGTCATTTAAGTCAGGAGTTGATATATCAACATAAGTAGCGTTAGATGTGTCCCAAATACTCATTACTTGGCCACCTCTTGTTGCAGTTGTGGTTGGATTATTAACCCAATAATCAAAAATTGCACTACGTCCTAATGATGTACTAAATGAACAAATACGTGTTGATGCGGTAATACTTGTACCACTACAAGAAGTTAAAGATTGTTTTCCATATTCAACAGTATCACCTGTAATACCTAAAGTTGTACCATCAAAAGTTAATTTACTTTGAGCAATCGCACTATTTGTAGAGGTACCTGAAGCAGTTAATATTCTGTAATCAGCAGGATTAGCAATTGTATTGAAACCTGTACCTGATGTACCAGCACTACCGCTAGAACCCGAAGTTCCACTTGAGCCGGATGAACCTGAACTGCCAGAAGACCCTGATGTTCCTGAAGAACCACTTGTACCCGAACTTCCTGAGGTACCACTTGAACCTGACGAACCACTTGACCCAGATGAGCCAGAACTTCCGCTAGAACCAGATGTACCCGAACTTCCTGAACTACCACTACTACCTGAAGACCCTGATGTACCACTTGAACCAGAAGTTCCTGTAGAACCGCTAGACCCTGATGAACCTGATGTTCCTGAAGACCCACTACTTCCCGAAGTACCTGATGAACCACTTGACCCACTTGACCCACTAGTACCAACCGACCCAGAAGAACCGCTTGTACCAACACTTCCTGAACTTCCACTACTACCTGATGAACCAGACGAACCTGAAGTTCCAGATGAACCACTAGTACCAACACTACCTGACGACCCAGAAGAACCCGAGCTCCCTGATGTCCCACTTGAGCCCGATATTCCTGAAGAACCGCTAGTACCTACACTACCGCTACTTCCACTTGAACCAGATGTTCCTGTAGAACCGCTAGACCCTGATGAACCACTACTACCCGATGAACCTGAAGAACCACTTGTTCCTGATGTACCCGCACTTCCTGAAGAACCGCTACTACCTGAAGAACCAGAAGAACCACTAGTACCAGATGTACCTACGCTACCACTACTACCAGAAGAACCACTACTACCGCTAGACCCTGAACTACCTGATGTTCCACTTGAGCCAGATGTTCCAACACTTCCACTAGACCCTGAACTACCCGATGAGCCAGAAGACCCTGATGTTCCGGAACTTCCTGAAGAACCGCTACTACCACTAGTACCAGAACTTCCCGTAGAACCAGATGTTCCGCTACTACCTGATGAACCAGAAGTTCCAACACTACCACTAGAACCAGAACTTCCTGAACTCCCACTACTACCTGATGTTCCGCTTGACCCAGATGTTCCAACTGAACCTGATGAGCCAGAGCTTCCTGAACTGCCACTTGAACCAGAAGAACCTGATGTTCCACTACTTCCCGATGAACCACTACTACCGCTAGTTCCTACACTACCTGAAGAACCTGAACTTCCGCTTGTTCCCGAAGAACCAGTTAGACCTGAAGAGCCTGAACTTCCACTACTACCACTAGAACCACTTGTTCCTGAAGAGCCACTTGTACCTACACTACCGCTACTTCCACTTGAACCAGAAGAACCTGATGTACCAGTTGACCCAGATGTTCCTGTACTACCCGAAGAACCGCTACTTCCACTTGAACCTGATGACCCTGAAGTTCCTGATGAACCAGTTAATCCCGAAGAGCCTGAACTTCCACTAGACCCACTTGAGCCAGAAGTTCCAACACTACCGCTACTTCCACTTGAGCCAGAAGTACCTACACTACCACTTGAACCAGAACTTCCTGAAGTACCTGTTGACCCAGATGACCCTGAAGTTCCTGATGAACCACTTGTACCAGCACTTCCCGAAGTTCCAACCGAACCCGATGAACCACTAGAGCCCGAAGAACCACTACTACCTGATGTGCCACTTGAACCTGAAGAACCTGTTGACCCTGAACTTCCACTACTACCACTTGTTCCAGAAGAGCCAGTTAAACCTGAAGACCCAGAACTTCCACTACTACCCGAAGAACCTGAAGTTCCTACCGAACCACTACTACCTGATGTTCCAGTACTCCCCGAACTTCCACTTGAGCCTGCACTACCTGATGAACCTGATGTTCCACTAGAACCCGATGAACCACTTGACCCAGTGCTACCTGAAGTACCACTAGACCCACTTGAGCCAGAAGTCCCAACACTACCGCTACTTCCAGATGAACCTGAACTTCCACTTGAACCAGAACTTCCTGAAGTACCTGTTGACCCAGATGTTCCAGAACTTCCTGTAGAACCCGATGAACCTGAACTACCCGATGAGCCACTTGTACCAGCACTTCCTGAAGTCCCAACCGAACCCGATGAACCACTTGAACCTGAAGAACCTGATGTTCCAACACTACCAGATGAACCAGAACTTCCTGAAGTACCAACAGAACCACTACTACCTGAGCTTCCACTTGTTCCCGAAGAACCAGTTAGACCTGAAGAGCCTGAACTTCCGCTACTTCCTGATGTTCCAGAACTTCCTGTAGAACCCGATGAACCTGAACTACCTGATGAACCACTTGTACCAGAAGTTCCAACACTTCCACTTGAACCAGATGAACCGCTAGAACCTGATGTTCCTGAAGACCCTGTTAAACCCGAAGAACCACTTGACCCTGAAGTACCAACACTACCTGATGTACCTGAAGAACCAGAACTACCACTAGAACCTGAACTTCCTGATGAACCAGAAGAACCACTACTACCACTAGTTCCTACACTACCAGATGAACCACTTGTACCACTAGAACCTGTACTTCCACTTGAGCCAGAACTTCCACTAGTACCTGTTGAGCCAGAACTTCCACTTGAACCAGAAGAACCCGATGTACCAACACTACCTGAACTACCACTAGAACCTGAACTTCCTGATGAACCACTAGAACCTGAAGTTCCAGATGTACCAGAAGAACCTGTTATTCCAGAACTTCCACTTGAACCTGACGAGCCTGAAGACCCTGATGTACCGACACTACCACTAGAACCAGACGTTCCACTTGAACCTGTACTTCCGGATGAACCTGAACTACCTGAGGTACCCACAGAACCTGATGTTCCTGAACTACCTGAACTACCTGATGTACCCGCAGAACCTGAAGAACCACTTGTCCCCGATGTACCTGAGCTACCACTATTACCTGAAGTTCCGCTAGTACCATTAGTACCGTCAACACCACTCAAACCTGAAGAACCCGATGTTCCAACACTACCTGAACTACCACTACTACCACTTGACCCCGCACTTCCTGAAGAGCCACTTGTACCAGCAGTTCCTGAAGTACCAACAGAACCAGAACTACCACTTGAACCCGAAGAACCTGATGTTCCAACACTACCAGAACTTCCTGAAGAGCCTGTACTTCCACTTGAACCTGATGTTCCTGCAGAACCAGAACTTCCTGAAGAGCCTGTGCTTCCACTTGAACCTGATGTTCCTGAACTACCTGTTATACCACTTGAACCTGAACTTCCTGAGGAACCAGAAGAACCTGATGTTCCCGAAGAGCCAGTTAGTCCTGAACTTCCACTACTACCACTAGACCCTGTACTTCCTGAAGAACCTGAACTACCAGAAGTTCCAGATGTACCAGTACTACCTGATGTCCCTGAAGAACCATTAACACCAGAACTTCCTGATGAACCTGTACTTCCACTACTTCCTGATGTCCCACTTGAACCTGAAGTTCCACTTGAACCTGAAGTTCCAGCAGAGCCAGAGCTACCACTTGAACCTGAGCTACCAGCACTTCCGCTTGAACCTGATGTTCCTGAGCTACCGCTTATTCCACTTGAGCCTGATGAACCAGCACTGCCACTTGAGCCTGATGAACCTGATGTTCCTGTACTACCTGATGACCCCGTACTTCCACTTGAACCAGAACTTCCAGATGTTCCAGATGAACCTGTTAAACCTGAACTACCCGATGAACCCGAAGAACCTGTGCTACCTGACGTTCCTGAACTACCACTAGTGCCTGAAGAACCTGTGCTACCTGACGTTCCGCTAGTACCTGAACTTCCAGTTAATCCACTACTTCCAGAACTTCCACTTGAACCTGATATTCCTGAACTTCCTGATGAACCCGTACTTCCACTTGAACCTGACGAACCAGCACTACCTGATGTACCAGAAGAACCTGTTAACCCACTTGAACCTGATGACCCTGATGAGCCTGAAGAACCCGAAGAACCCGAAGAACCCGAAGAACCCGATGTACCACTTGAACCTGTACTTCCTGAAGAACCACTTGAGCCCGAACTTCCTGATGTACCTGAACTACCAGTAATACCACTTGACCCACTAGAACCTGAAGAGCCTGATGTACCACTAGAGCCTGAAGACCCTGATGTTCCTGAAGTTCCAACACTTCCCGAAGAACCACTTGAACCTGAAGAACCAGATGTTCCTGAAGTTCCAACACTTCCCGAAGAACCACTTGAGCCCGATGAGCCACTTGAGCCTGAACTACCTGATGAGCCAGACGTACCTGAAGTTCCAGATGAACCTGAGCTACCTGAAGAACCACTTGTTCCTGATGAACCTGAGGTACCACTTGAACCTGAGGTTCCAGCACTACCACTACTTCCTGATGTTCCTGAACTACCACTTGTACCAGAACTTCCTGATTCACCTGATGAACCAGAACTTCCTGAAGAACCATCCGCTCCATTATGAATCCAAGAAAATGTATATGTGCTACCACTTGTTAAATTACCATTACAAGTAAAAGGTATGTCTAAAGTAATATCCCAATAAGGTCCATTATTAACTATAGTTAAAATTTTGTAAATACCTAATATAGGAAAATTACCAACTTCTTCAATCTGTAAATAAACTTCTTGACTTAAATTGATAGAATCTTGAATTGCGGTTAACCAATTATCATAATTAATATTATAAACATCATTATCTGCAATAGATATATAATTTACTGAACATAACTCATTAATGTTTGTTGCAAAAAACCCTTGGTTAGGGTCATTTGGGGTAACTATAGATGATGTCCATAACCATCTACCGCTATTAGCACCGTCATTACCACTATATCCACTTGAGCCAGATGTACCAGATGTCCCACTAGCACCATCAACACCGTTTATACCACTTGTTCCAGCACTACCACTTGAGCCAGAGCTACCCGATGTACCCGAACTTCCTGAAGAACCGGCGGAACCTGAACTCCCTGACGTACCGCTAGTACCATCACCACCTGAAACGGTAATACCTGTAACACTTACAACGGTACCATCACTATTATATAATTCTAAAGTGCTTGTACCTGAAAAGAACGTACCACCAGTTAATTCTGTTCCTTGAGCAAAAACTCTCCATCTCGCATCATTTCTTGATGTTCCACTAACACCTTCAATTGTTGAACCTGTCCAAGCGTTAATAAATGCCTGTCCTTCAGGTGTATTATTTTTTACAATTGTCTCATAAGATAATTGAGTAACAGAATTAGCACTTACCGCAGCGTCCCATAAATCGTTATAGTTGTCTATTTGAAATTGGTATGCCGTTTCAGTTTCATTAACCCAAACAATCATACCTAACCTTCTTCTACCTGATGAAAAATTATCAGAGTTAAGGGTTAAATAAGTCGGCATAAATGTACCATTACCAATTGTGATATTAATTGGGATAGTATTTGCACTAAGTTGTTGTTGTCCCTTCCCACTAAATGACAACCCTAAATTAGTAAGGTAAGCGGCTTCTTGCCAACCCCCAACATTTAAGACGTTAAAGTTGGTTCCGTATGGACTTGTTCTTGCTACACTGAAAGGTCCTGTTATTTGGGACGCACTTATTGGATTTTGATACGGTATTGCCATTTTGTTACTTACTAATAATTATCTTTTTTTAGGTTTTATATACCCCTTTGAAGTAGTAATTATTTTTATCAGGAAGTTTTGGTGGTAACAATCCGTCATTAGATAAGTATAAAATTCTATATGTTCCCGCAGGTATTGAACCACCTGAGGTTATAACATCCCCAACCGAAATTTTAGGGTCAGGAGTTGCTAAAATGTCAAAGTCACAAGGTTGTGACTGATAGCCCACATTTACACTCATATTATTCAAAGTTCCTCCGACACCATCAAGTGGTATCCAAATCGTATACATGTACTGTAAACTAGTATTAATATCACTATTATTAACTTCAATAGTTTCAAATGTGTATTGGTTAATCAAACATCCAAAACTATCTTTAATCGTACTTGGGAACTGATTTAAAGCACCTTTTAAGTTTGTAGGTTGTACAAAGTTTCCTGTTCCACCTGTAAATCCTGAGTATGATGCGTATTTGTTCATCATATAACTGTAATTTGGACTTGTTGGTAATGGAAGCGCTCCTGAATTACCCCATCCGTACCAACTAACATTAGTGTCAGGTGTTACACCATCCGCTAAGTAATACATATAACTTCCTAATCCAAACAACGAACCACCTGCAGAAGAATCTTGAGGTTCTGCAAATACGTAAGCATAATACAAAGGTTTTGTAATAGATGGTGTTGGAGTAAATGTTGGTGTTGTAGTAACTGTTGGTGTAACAGTTTGTGTAACACTTGGTGTAAGAGATATTGTTGGTGTAACACTTGGGGTAATTGATGGTGTCGGTGTTGGTGTCGCTGGTAGAGCCGGCGCATTACAACATGGTCTATCAATAATGTAAGGATTATTAGTCGGATAAGAGTAAGAATTTAAACTAAAACTACTTAAAACACTTATATATAATTTTTCAGGTAACGGTATGATAACAATCCCCTGAGATGACTGTTTTAAAAACTGAACTAAAAACTTACCTTCATTTTTTGTTTCTCTACTTGTGAATTGATAATTCACATAATAAGTAATATCTAAAGGATTTACTGTAGACGCACTTGTTGTAATATAACATTCTTTGGATGCAACAATATATTTTTTATTAACTTCGTCATATACCGAAATTAAAATTGTATTACCCGAAATATTTTCATCTAAACCAAAATCACTTCTTCCGTTTTTTGATACCTCAACTTGGAAAACTGGTAACGTTGAATTTTTCTTAATAAACCATTCCATATTAGATAGATACGTAACTATTACCAATTTTTATCGTTAGTTTTTCTCTGATTGGTAAAATGTAAGTTCCTGTATCAGTAATAAAAACAAACTCCCCTTCATAAAGACCTTCTCTACTTGTATCACTTGAAGTGAATTTATAATAAACATAATATTCTGTCTCAGCGTTTGGGTCAACAAATGTCTTCTCAACAAACCCTCCTTTCTTATTCAGAATCTTATATGCTCCCGTTTTAACATCTATCATGGAAAAGTAAATCAACGAGTTTTCGATTATTGACATGAACTCTGTTATGTCAGCAATACCATCTTTAACCACTTGCATTTTAAGAACAGGTAGTGTTGCACCTTTGTTAATAAAAAATTCCATTAATAGTTTTTTAAATAAATATCAAAAAATCAACATTCTTTCCTTAAATTACTATCATAATGTTCAAATCTATCATGTTCGGTAGGTGTGAGTAGTAAAATACCAGGTTTTAACTTACCTTTAATTGTGTTTTGGAAGTTGTGAGACATCAAAGTTTGTTCATATGGGTGTTGATATTTTGTCTCCAAATAACATTTATAACTCCCACTTTTAGAAAGAATAATTGGCCAGTTACATAAATAAATTTCCCCTGACGCATATGGAATACCCTTATGTGTTTTTATCTCGTTGAACTTTGTTTTTGGTGCGTTTGGGTCTAAACCATGTTGTGGTAATCTTGGGTTTTTTGGCCAATGTTGTTCTCTGAAATTTTGTGGGACATTATACCAACTCCATTGTGTACTATTATCACCATAAAATTCTGTGAAATTTAATTTTAGGAAATCAAAGTTTTCTTTATTAACTATCTCTAAACTTTTCTGATATAGATTACTTACATATCTATTAAACCCATTTCTACACACTTCATTTTTTTGTGAGTAAAAAAACATGTCGTCCTCAAAAAATAACATATAGTCCAACCCTGTTTCATCAAAATGTTCAGCAATCCATTGTCTTCCACCTGTAATACCTATATTATCTTTTTTAATATGTTCAAAATCATATTCTTTACAAAGTCTTAAATATTCTTCGGTTGTTGATAGGTCGGTTGAGTTATCCAATAAAAACTTTTTTGGTTTATCTAAAAAATCTCTATCGTATTCAATCATGGATTGAATTAATGTTTCAAATTGTTTTGGTGAATTAAATGTTATTACATATAACGCAACTTTATCAATATCTAAATCGTTTTGGATTTTAACAAACTCTGTCTTTTTAACTAAAACATCATCTTTTAAATTTTCGAAGAATTTTCCAAATAAACCGTTATAATCGATTTCAAAATAATTTATATATTCTTTTAACTTATAAACCATTATTGAAAATATTGATTCCTCAGTTCCCATGTACCCACTCGATAGTGTATCATTCAATAGATTATAATATTCACCATTCATCTGTGATATGGTTTCTTTCGGTCCACCAAAAAATCCTCCACGAGCAACTTTCTTTACATCATCTTCAGCCCATTCGTTAATCTTTGGGTATGAAAATCCGTGTATCTCATTATTAGCGTCATATGGGAAACAAACGAATGTAAACTTATCAATATACTTACTTAAATTATTTAAAACCTTATCGTGTGTGAAATATCCTGGATGAACTGTATTTGTAAGTCCAGCATCAATCCAAAATAAAAACTCTGAATTAAATCTGTCAAAAATCCTTGCGTCGTTTAACAAAAACATTTTAGACATAACAAGAGGATTATACATTTCTAATCTACCTTGTGTCGATTCTTTTAACCAACCTGATTGATTATACCATTCAGGGTTATTTCTAATTTCTTGTATCTTATTATAAAAGTCATTTTCAACAAACCAACTCTTATCTCTTAAAATAAATTGAGTATTACTTTGGTCTCTTCTTTCCCAAACAAAATCCTCTAATTCTTTTTCACCAAAAATTATTAAGTTTTCCTCAACCTTTAATAGTTGTTCAAATTTTTCTAAATAATGTGAAAAAGAACGAGACCAACCTTCTTCAAGGTTTTCTCTACCAATATTCCACAATCCTGTAACTAATGTAATATTACTCATTCTGTATCTCTAACTTTATAGATTATATAATCAACAAATTCACTTTCAAACATTTGTCCTATCTCTTCATAAAAAATAACATCTCCAAAAACATCTTCTTGAAACATCGGTAAATTATGTGTGTTTGGAATCACACCCATACATTTACCTACATTACCTCTTGTGAAATCTTTTAATTTCCAATTAACATCACCTAACCAATTGTGTTTGAATATGTATAACTTGTTTTTATCTTTAACACTTTCTTTAATTACTTTGAATGCTTCTTCAGTGTATCTATCATCATCATCGGCAAACATTATAAAATCACCTTCTAATGAATTAATGTTCTCATTAATTAATGGATGTCCGTATTTCCACTTTTGTTCCCCTTGATTTAATATATGATTAACTTTGAATTTAAACTCATATCTTGATAATACTTCTGAAACAAAGTCGTGATTAATATCAGAGATTATTGTAAAAATATCTGTTGGGTCTAATTGGTCTTTGAATGACTCAATTAATCTTGGCAGTGTTTCTCTCCCGATTGAAGTACAAACAATATTAAGACTAAACATAACATTTCTCCCTTACATATTTTGTTTCATCATAAATGTCTAAAATTTCTAAAAACGCTTTTTGTAAGTCTAACCAATCACCAAATTCAAAAGCGTGACATTCATCCGAATGTTTACCTGTAATAGCCGTGAGAACTTCTTGTTCACTAATAAGTTGGTTATGTGTTGTTAAGTATTGATTAAAAATGTCTAAATATCCATTTAAAATATGTCTAACTTTTTCTGATGTTCCACCGAATAGACATCCAGGAACAACCTTTAATTCAACACCAAATAGTTGATTGAATTTAGAAACTGTTTCATAGTTCATCACAATTGAATTACCTTTCAAATGAATAAACCCGTGTTGGTTTATTTTATCAACCACCTTATCCAAAAAGTTTTTTGAATTAATTAGTGGAGCCATATAATCTCTCCACCCATCATGACAAGACGTTCCAATCAAACCAGCATCAATCCAAAAGATATTATCACAATCATGTGATTCATCAATTAAGAATTTAAGTTTATTTAAAACAACTTCTAAATAATTGTTAACACAATAAATTCTATCATAGTTAATTCCACCCGATAATTCTTGAGTTCTAATTCTATCAATTAATTCACAAGTTTCAGAAGTATTTAATTCTTTAAATTTAAATTCAACATTTGGAAAATTAAATTCATACTTTAAATTGAACTTATCATATGAATTTTGGTCAGTATAAATTACGTAACGATATTCAGGATAAATTATGTTTTTAATTGTTGCAACCAATAATGAAAAATTTTTATATCTCTCACTATTAATTCCTTCAACATATTTTAATTCATAAATCGCCGAAATTATTTTAGTACCATTTGTCATGTTCTGCATATATTATATTTGATGCTTTATAAGCATTATTTTTTATTTCAATTCCATTCAATAATGCCGAGAAACACATCTCATCTATGTTACCAGCGGGTATGTTTCTTAAACCTTTTTCTTTTTTATATTCAATACACTTGTCCCAAGTATCTAAAAAACTATTAAACTTATCTTCATCAATACTCAAGTATTGAATACAATCTTCAGGCATAACCTCCAACTTATCTTTATCAACCTCATGATTGAAATACTTTTCATACTCAAGTAATCGTCTACCTAATTCACTATTGGTATGAACTTGTTCGTTAAAATTATATGTTACAGGCCCTGATAAACAATTTTCATCAAACGCCCCCAAAATCTTTTCTTGATTAAAAAAAGATGGGTTAACTCTCATATCACAATCAACTAATATGATTTTAGTAAAACCAATACTTAAAGCAGCTCTTAACGAATATCTTTTAACTGAAAAATCAAAGTCATAGTAGTTTTTAGCATACTCCAAATAATTTGGATTAAAATCATTAATGTTAAAAGTGTGGACAAATTCTTGATTATTAATCTTACTTGGGTCATCAGTAATGACAACCAAATTTGTTTTATAATCTGATTCTATGATATCACCAATAAATCTATTAACTTGGTTATAATATCTTTCACCAAAACAAAAAGTAGCAAATGTAAATTTCATATCTTATAAATTTCCTGTTATTCTATCACACCATCCTTTAGATTCCGAGTGTGGCCAAACCACCCAATATTTAGGTTTTGAATCAGTTAAGAACTCTCTCCAAACTTTACAATAACCATCAGGGTCTCTTAGCATTCTATCAACTTCACCTTTATCAGCATCTTGTCTGTAAATGGTTTCATCTAATTCATTATGGAACGCAACAACCCAAAAGTCATAATCCTTTTCAGGTACTTGAGTAAACCCAATATCAATACAATGTTTGAATACTGATGTAAATGATTTTAACCATTCTTCTTCTGAATTGAAGTTATTTGGATTAGGTGGATAACCTTTATCTAATGTATATTGTTGAACGGCTCTCTTTGAAAAGAGTAGTCCTGAATATTTTTCATAATCTCTTAAACTTCTAACTTTACCAAAACCATATTTTCCGTGATTCATATTTTCCTCACCATCCATACCAAATAGAGAACGATTTTTCTTGTGAGCAAAATTATTCTTATCCACCCATTGTTTATCGTCGTCCCATTGTTTGGTTCTACCTTTGCGAGTATATTCATGCCAAATCAAAACTTTGTGTGGGTGGAATAAATCATATCCGTGAGTGTAAGCTCTTGCGGCAATTGAAATCTCTTCTCCGTGAAAATAAAACTCAGGGTCGTGTTGAACTTCTTTAGCGAACTTACCAAGAGTAAAACAGAAGTGAGCGGAATAAAATCTTGCGGTAACAGGTTCAGTTAGATTTTGCCAACCAGGAATTGTTTCAGGTAAAAAGAAAACCGCACCTTCAGGAATAAATCTATCAAACGCCATTCTCCACGGCTCGTTAACACGTAAACTTGGGTCATTGTCAGGGTCAAATGATGAAACATATCCTGTCAATAAAGGTTTCTTATATCCTTTCTTTTGAAGTTGTTTAATCATCTTAATCATCTCATCATCCCAATCTTCAGCAAACCTCATGTGTGAGTCAATTTGAAGAGTGTAATTTTCCTTATCATACACTTGTTGTATTTGATTTCTCGCCCAACATGCTCCTCTAGATTCATAATAAGGAATATCAATTATTCTAAATCTTTCATCATCTCTATATTCATCTAAATTATCAAAATTATCATCGCGATGATACTGACGAGCAATACCGAAAACTAAGTTTTCAGGTCGTTTAGCATTTTCTAATGCAGATTTTATAGTTGGGATTAACTGTGGGTCTCTATAAGACGCAACTTGTATAAAAATTTTCATGTAAACGTTTTACCCAAAATGTATTAATTTTAAATAAAAATTAAAGAAATAAATTAATAAGTTTGAGCAGTTTGATATGTTTGTCTTGCAACAGTTGCAGTAAAGTTATTTACAGTATGTAGCGTAGTCCATGTTGTTCCATTATTACTACCCGCAATAGTCCATGATTTAGGGTCTCTACTTTCAGCATCATTTGCGGTAGCCCATCTATATCCATTAAATGTTTTAGCAGTTGAGAACTGAAATATAAAATTAGTAACATTTCCGTTTGAGACAAAGTTTAAATCTAATCCTTTTGTTGCCAAATTACCATCAATTAATTTTGAGGGTTCTTCACCTACAGGATTACTACCACCAGGATTTGTAACGGTAACACCCGTCATACTTTGGTCAACACCATTTAACCTAAAAACAAATTCAGCAGCCTGTACAGCATTAGCATCAGGTGGCGATGTCTTTGTTTGAGTTATTTGCCATCTATAATAAGTAAATGAACTAACATAAGATGTCCAATATCCTGATGAGTTCAACCATGTTTTAGCCGCGGATGCACTTGCAAATGTTTGTGGTGTTCCCGTAAAACTTGATACGTACTGAGACAAACTAATAAAGTTATTATCTGTCTTACCTGATGTTCTCCAAAAACCAATATAAGCAGGAACTCCAACAGGATTTGGTTGTGTTCCTGATGGAACAGTATGAGCAATCACATAACCCAAATCTTCATCAGGCCCATTCCACCATCTTAAACCTGTGGATGTAAACCCACTTGTTGGTGTACCAATAGCAATACTTCCGACTTGTTCTGTCCCTGATATTGTTGAACCTGTGTTATATGCGAAGGGTCTTGATGTTGCCATTTTATTTATAATCCATATTTTGATTTAGTATTATTATAGTTTGTTGTTACATCACTGGCGGTTAATCCTGTGGTATAAAAATAACAGGCACCTATTTTACCATTTAAATAAAGTGATGATATACCAGTACCAATGTAACCCAAATAAAGAGGGTTAGTTTCACTATATGTATCAGTACCATGAGCGGTTGTTATATATTCGGTATTATTAATATACACTTTGGTGGTATTAGCAGTTGAGGTAATTCGTGAAACAAATGTAAATAAATACCAAGTATTAATTGAAACGGTTAACGTAGAGTCGGATATTTTTTGAACCCCCGTTCCATTTGTAACTACCCTCACAACGCCAGCATTCGAGAATAACCCACCCCAATACCCATCAAATCCAAATGAACTGGATAGTTTTCCAAAGACCGGAACTTGTTGACCTGAACTAGGTAAAACGTCAAATTTAACCCAAACTTGTATTGTTCTTTGGGTTGTAGTATTTAAACTAAGATTAGCAGTATGAGGTATACTTATTGTATTACTAGTCCCATTTAAATCAAAAATACCTCCGTCAGTAGACAACCAAGTGGCACCATTTATAGTTGCGTTATTCCCATTCCCCGTTTCATCAGTCCAAGTACCACTAACATAATTAGTTGCATCTAACTTCATAAATAAATTACTACTAATTACCCCACCCTCACTTGTTGATGACGGAGTAATTGTTGGTGTTGGTGTAATTGTATTTGTTGGGGTTTGTGTTGGTGTTGGAGTATTAGTTTGAGTGTTAGTAGGTGTAATTGTTGGTGTTATTGAAGGTGTTGGAGTTTGAGTATTAGTTGGAGTTGGAGTAGGTGATGGTGAAATAAATCTTGATGAAAATGAATTAAAGTTTGTTAACACTTCTGTTGAACTTAAAACTCTATTGTAAGTCATTGCAATTGAAACTCTACCATTTAATAAATTACCTCCTGCGCCATAAGAACCAATCCTTGTAGAACCATTACCACTTACAGGTGTTTTTTGAGCAGTATATGTACTATCCTGAACACCATTAACATATAGAATGAAACCATTTGTTGTGTCAAAAGTAAGACATGCATTATACCAAACACCATTACTAAAACTTGTTGTTGAGGGATAAACACCATAATTACCCCAATTTGAGTGTCCACAGTATAATTTATTTGAACCTGCAAAATACATAAAGTGTCCACCCGTATCGCTACTTAATAAGTTGTTATCAGCAGTTGAGTTTAGGTAAAACCAAACGTTTTTAGTATATGCTGTTATTCCAACAGGAGTACCTGCAACGTTAACATATTGATTACTTCCGTTAAATGTAAGGTATCCATTATTACTTGAACTGAATGTCGGAGTATTAATTAATGTTCCGTTGTTACCACTAAAACTTAAATCATCCCATCGTGAACCACTTCTTGGATATGATGAAACATAACCAGCATCAAGTAATAATGTTAATCCATTAGTTACAATATCAGGATAATCAAGGTTAACACAAATAAGTCCTGTTTGACCTGTATACCATCCTAACGCTTCGTTAGCGGTACTAAATGTTTGACCTGCAAATCCTTGAGTAAACCCAATAAGTTCTGAGTCGTTTTGAGCAACCACTATGGATGGTCCGGCAACAGCCTTGTTTCCATACATGGTATAACCACCTGATGGTGGTATAATAGAATTCCAAAATCCTGTAACACTTGTTGGCCCGTATTCCGCACCTTCATTAATACCTAAAACCCAATCCTTAACTTTAATCGTATTAGGATGAAAGGACGTTGAGTATTTTATTTTATTTGGTGGTATTGGCATTATCTTGCAACTTCTGTTATTCTTAACCACATTGATGTAGCCCCATTTACTATTGTAATACTATCATCCGCAGAATCTCTACGACACGCAACAACTACTGATTTTGCAGTAGTGTTAGAGTTAGTATATCTTCCCGTTAATGGAAACAATACACCACTACGATTACCATTTACAGTACTTTGTTTTGAATATGTTATTTCACTACCATCAATTTTTATTCTAGAAAAATATGAGTCATTACCTGTACCACTAGCAAAACTATAATCCGCTAAATGATAATGTATCACTAAATAACTTGTAGAACTTAATGGTGTATAACTATAAGTAACAAAATCAGTATCCGAAGTACTGGTAGCAATAGTTGTAGTACTAACAGTTACCTCAGTATTACTCAAAATAATATCGTTAATTACCTGACCGGCTCTCCATGCATTAGCCTTTATAAATCCTGTAAATACCACATTACCTGAAGTGTCTACGGCCATCTTTACAGCCCCACCAGTTTCATTTAATTTATTTGTGATACGAACTAACTGTCCACTTAAAACATCAAATGAACCGTTCCAACTATCAATACCATAGTTTGAATTATTAGCATAATAAAACAAAACACCCGGAGTATCTGTACTATTATTATCAAGAATAACATCACCAGTAGCTGACCCCGCCCTTGTAAATGTTCCGTTACCAAGAGAGGTTACACCTGTAGTACTTATATTACCAGTAATAGTCGTGGAACCAATAATTGTTGTATCACCTGTTACCGCCAGTTTAATTCCATCAAAAGTCATTTTAGCTTGAGCAACCGCAGCGTTAGCTGTTCCATCAGATGTTAATATTCTATTACTACCCGGACTTGTAATTGTAGTAAATCCAGTACCTGATGTTCCAGCAGAACCTGAACTACCCGATGAACCTGATGTACCAGAACTACCTGACGTACCAGAGCTACCACTCGTTCCTGATGTACCCGAAGAACCTCTTGAACCTGATGTACCACTACTTCCACTTGACCCTGAAGAACCTGATGTTCCACTTATCCCATCTAAACCACTTGTTCCCGATGAACCACCATTACCTGAGGTACCACTACTTCCTGACGTTCCTGAAGAACCCGATGAACCACTACTACCACTAGTACCTGAACTACCCGAAGACCCTGATGTCCCACTACTTCCACTTGAGCCCGAACTTCCCGAAGAACCACTAGTTCCAGATGTACCTGAAGTTCCGTTAACACCACCTGTCTGATAATATGTATTACCACTAGTATCAACAACAACATAACGAGTATTTCCTGTTGAACTTGTAATTCCTGTAACAGTTAAACTACTTGTTGTTGTTCTACCTGAACCATTAAAATGAATTCTATCAATACCTGAACCATCTTGAATAACTAACACATTGTCGGCATCCGACGCACTACCTCTTCTAAAAGTAATTCCATCAAGAGTTGAGTTAGTTGTTATTTCTGGTTCAGATGAGTTGTTATATGCTTGTTGTAATGTAGTTGTCGCAACACCTCCCGCAGAACCTACAGTTTCACCAAATTTTGATGCAAAAAAGAATTGAGCTTTAGATGAATCACTTAAATCAGTTGCAGTACTTACAACTGATAAAACACCAATTAAAATACCATTACTTGTAAAATTACTAAACGTATTAAATTGTTCAGTTGCAAGACCAGCGATTGCTGCAGATAACTGATTATATTCTGTTTGACCATATTGAACTCTAAATTGACCATTTTGAACCAAATAAATTCTTTGGTTGGTTGCCTTTGTTCCTGTAAGAGGAGTAACAACTCCACCAACATCATAATTTAACGGGTCAATAAATGTTGTATTTGATGCGGTACCACCTGTTTGTGTTCGATATTGAAAAGTACAAGGACTTGTACCTGTAACATATAACGCGTTTGGAGTTAGTGTACTTGACGCAAAATTAATACCTAAACCATAAAGATATCCTGCACTTGTATTAAAACTTAAATTAACACCATTAGCTGACGGATATATTCCACCATTTATAAGATTAATAGGAACAAACATGTCCCTGAGTTGAGCTAATGGAGATAGTACAAAATCAGGTTGACTGAACGCGTTAATAATATTTGTTTTGTTTGCATGACCTAATTTACCTAAAAATATATTTTGTCTTCTTTGTTGTTCCGTTAGTTCAATATTTGATTGAGCAATAGTCGACCCACTTGTAAGATATACCCAAGTCTCAGTATCAGTATTAACATATATTGCAGTATGAGTACCACCACTATAATCAACATAATAGATTTGAGGACTTAATGGATTTGTTGTATCATCAACTATCCACCCTTTAACAGGTGCAACTCTAAACGTTGTTGTGGATACAATTGATAATCCTGTAAATACAAATACACCTGTTGAGTTATTAACAGTACTTCTATCTTGTCCTAAAATTACCCATTGAGAACCATTACTCACAAGTTGTGCGGCGTTTGTTTCACTTAGAATTAATAAAGTTTTATCGTCAATCTTTTCACTCCCATAGGGTAGAATAGTTACCGCACCTCCACCATTATTTTTGATAGCTAATAGTCGACCTTGAATACCAACTGCGGTTGGTAATTGTACATTAAAGGTACCACCAGTAATGTCCACCATATAATCTGAAGGTGTAATATTATATGTACTAGTAACGGTTTTTTGAGGAAATGTGATACCACCTGTAGATGTTATCCCACTAGTCTGAGTTAAACCTGTAACAGTTAAAGTACTAGCGGTTAATCCGCTTGTAAAATAAGTATTACCATAAACAGTTCCACCAGTTAATGGTAAGTAATCACCACTAACACCTCCACCACCTGGTATGGTAACTGTAACCGCAGGACCTCCTGTTGCATTAACACCTGAGCCAACAAAATCAATAGATGTTACCCCTGATGTTAATAAACTACCTTCGTTATAAATCGATATAGCGTTTCCTGATATACCACTACTTCCTGAACTACCAGAAGAACCCGGAGAACCTGTTGGACCTGAAGTACCCGATGTACCAGAACTTCCTGATGACCCACTACTACCTGATGAACCTGAACTACCATTTGTACCAGTACCTCCACCTCCACCATTAACAGGAATAACTGTAACAATCAAAGAAGGGATTGCCGGATGTAACGCAGTTGCCGCCTGAGCATATAAAGATATATTAGTATTATCTGTCGCCCACATTAATTCAACATATGTTCCAGCGGTAACTGTAACCAAGAAGTCCCAAGCCGCAACAACATATCTATTATTAGTTTGAACTGTAACTTGAGTATCAGTATAAGGAACGTCAACACCATTTTGCCTTAACCATATATCAACATCTTCACCCGAACCACCACCTCCATTATTACTTAATTGAACTGAAAATTGGATGTCATATGTTCCCGCACTTGCGAAAGTAATCTGACTACCCGAAACAATTGTGATACCACTAGCCTCAGCGACACTATTTAACCTCATTGGATAAGCGGTATTAATCAAAGAAGCGGTTTGTCCTGAAGTATCATAGAATGAACCATAAGCATTCGCTCCCGTAACACCACCTGACGAACCCGTTACAAACTTTCTCCATACCGCAGTAGTATATGTTGCCCCACTAACATCTTCAATAGTGTTAGCCGTCCAAGAATTAATAAACGACTGACCCGCAGCCGTTTTATTATTTATTGTTGTTCCAAAATTAGAAACCTGAGCACATCCCGTACTAGCAGTCGCAGCATTAAATAACGTCTCGTAATCATTAATATGGTATTGATAAACTTGGTCAACCTCATAAACATAAGCCAACATACCAAGTCGTCTTCTACCTGATGAGATGTTATCTGAAGCCAAAGTAATTACATCAGGTGACCAAGCATCTCCCGTTCCTTTTGTAAACTCAATAGGAATAGTATTACCCGAATATTCAATACTTCCCGTGGTACCTGATGGTATTGTATAATAGAGGTCAGATAAACTGAACACCTCCATGTAACCACCCGTATTATTAACACTGAAAGTAGTACCATACGTATTGTTTCTTGGTACAGTTTGTGTTCCATTTGCTTGGATAGATGATATTGGGTTTTTATATGGGAAACTCATTTACTATAATTATATATCAACCTTACTTCCTCTAAAATAAAGGTCGTAAGTATTATCCAATTCAAATGTATTTGATGGGTATGTAGTATAAACTCTATAAGTTGTTTTTGCAATAGTATTACCCGTATAAGTAAATGTATTAGTATAAATTGTCGGTTCCATCTTTACACTTGTAAAGACATTTGGATTTACAATTCCTAAATCAATCTCAATCTGATATTGGTTATTTGTTAAATTAGTCGGTATTATCCAAGTGTACCATGCTTTACATCCAATAGTATTTTCAGGTACTTTAACTGTTGGGAAATTATATCGAATATACGGATTACCATATGTATCAAATCCCCCACTTGTTCCTGGCACAATTTGTTTTATAATACTTGGAAACAATCCTGTTGTCCATCCCGAAAAATTAACATATTTATTCATGTCCAAATCAAATGTACTCGCTGAACTACTCGGTTGTGTAGTATTTGTAAACCCATAAAAACTTGAGCCAAGTGAGTTCATGTATGAACCAATACTTGATGAACCTGAATACGGTTCAATGAATAAATAAGCGTAAATAGGAGTTTCAGGTGTCACAGTTGGAGTAGGGGTTCTTGTAACAGTTGGAGTAATTGTCTGAGTTGGGGTATGAGATGGTGTAACTGTTTGTGTAGGTGTAATACTTGGTGTTATACTCGGTGTCGGTGTAAATGATGGAGTGATACTTGGTGTTGGAGTATTTGACGGAGTTAAAGAAATTGTTGGAGTAACACTTGGAGTAATACTTGGTGTTGGTGTTGGTGTTACACATATATATTCTTGTGTAAAAACACATCCTGTTGAATCAACTATTTTAATTAAAACTTTTGGTGCCGATGAATATGGACTCGGAATATTAAAACTAACAGATGGTGGAATATAATCATATATAGTTGTCACAGTTTGACAAGAATATTGAAATATATCACAAACTGAAATAACATAAGGAGGTGTTCCTCCCAAACTATCTATTGTTACTAAACTCATTTAATGATAAATAGTTTTTCAACTATTTTAAGTACGACAAGATATACTATAATCTATTCTTACAGATATAGTTAATACTTCATCTTTATAAACTTCAACACCACCAACAACATCTGATTCAATACTAATTGTATTTGTCAGTAAATTAACCTCGTAAGATTTAATATCAGGTATAGTATTGATTAAAGCGTCAATTGCCGTTTTAAATACTGTTACTGTCGGTGAATTAGATAAAGATGTTGTTGTAAAGAAAGTACCGGAATAAACCGTTCCGGCAAGTTCTATATCACAATTAAATTTAGCGTATTTAAGTTTACAATCTTCATGTCCTGTCGTTAATGACAAATACCCCTCATTTAACATTTTTGTAAAATTAAATATTGATGAAGGTAAATATGTTTTATCACCAATTGTATATTTGTAAGTTGAACTAGCGGTTCTTAATGGGTTACAACTAATATCAATTGATTTAGTTGTTTCACAATTACTTGTACCGCTAACAGTTAATACATAAGTACCCGCAGTTAAACCTGTAATATATGTACCACTTTGACCATTAACATTATCACTCCAAATAAAATTAAAAGGCCCAATACTTTCATTCAATAACACACTTATTGTCCCACCACTACCATTTATACAATCAGTGCCGTATAATGCAAATTGGTAAGGAGCTAAATAATCAATTGTAGTTGATGTAGTTTGAGTACATCCTGAAAGATTTTGAATGGTTACGTCGTAATCACCCGAAGGTAAATTAGTAAAGGTGTATGTTGTTGACGTTGTTGGGTATGAACTAGCCCCATTTGATAATGAATACGTATAAAATGTTGAAGATGTATAACTTGGAGTTACTGATATATTAATAGACCCATCATTAAGACCACAATAAGTACTGTTTCCTGTAATAGAAAAATTAAATGATGTATCATTTAATACTGTAATATTATTAGTATAAGTACAAGCACTACTACTATCATTAATTGTTAAAGTATATGTACCTGATTCTAAACTGTTAAATGTATTGGTTTGAAGTATCGAGGTATTAGTTGTTGTTACACCACTATTATTACTTAAAGAATAAATAAATGGAGGAGTACCACCTAATAATGTAACAGTTATTGACCCACTATTATATGAACATTGTGAGTTTGAAACTGTTTCAGAAACTAATGAAAAACTTCTTGGGACTAAAAAATCAACCTCCGTTGAAAAACTACATAACGAAACATCAGTTACTGTTAGAGTATAACTTCCTGACCCAATATTATTAAATGTTACAGATGTACCATATGTTGTAACTGAATCACCATTACTTAATAAGTAAAAATACGGAGCCGTTCCACCTGTAATATTAAATGTTATACTCCCGTCAGCATTAAAACAAGTCGGTGGTGTAGTAGTATAAGATATGAATGATATCGGTTCAGCATTTGTAATAGTTGTTGTTTTAGTTAAACTACATCCATTTGCGTCTATTACAGTTAAATTGTACGAGCCTTGAGTTAATCCAGTCACAAATGTATCACCAGTACCACCGACAGTAGGTGACCACTCATATATAAATGGTGAAACTCCAGTAATTCCTGTGACATAAATTTTACCACTTTGTTGTGAACAAGATGGATTGTTAATAACATAAAATTCAAAATCTAATGTATTTGGATTAGTATGTATTATGACCGACTCTGTTTCACAAGGACAATTACCGTCACCTGTAACTTCAGCATAATACATACCTTCAGATAAATTTAAAAAAGAATATGAAGTGTTAACTGAAGTTGCTGAAGCATAATAAACATAATCTTTATATAAATTAATTGTTGCACCAACAAAAGTACCCAATGGATTTTGAATCACACCATTTGTGGTACCTGTAGTAATAACTGTTAAATAAGCACTATCCGGTTGACAAGTTACAAATTCTGAAGTTTCAATGTAAGCAGTACTTGCAGAAACAATATTAAAATATATTGGCCCAATAACTTCATTTGTCGGGAATGTTGAAGCGGTAATACTAAACCCATAAGTACCCGCGCTTAATCCTGTAACAGAATAAGAACTCGTAGAAAAAGTTGAGGATGGTAATACGTTATTTTCCCAACCAATCGTATAAGGACTTGAACCAACTAAATTAATAAGTGCGGAACCTGATGATGTGTTTGAACAATCTCCCGTTAAATTTATTGTATAAATAGTATTTGCCATTATCCTTGTATCTGTATATTATATAATATGTTTATATCACTTATAACAACATCATCAAATCCGCATATTGTTGATATTAATTGTAATTGACTTGTATTACTATCATAAACTATTTGTACACCAGCATCATTATTAATTCCACTGTTTGCAAAATATACTAATCCTTGATTAATTGTGTTAACCCATTGTGTTTCTGTTGGTAGGATAGAAGTGTAATAGTAGGTTGGCCCATTATTATACTCAAATGTATATTCTTCACCTGTGTCAACGTGAGTTAATGTAAAACCAAATCCATAAGTTGCACTAACAATAGTATACCCTGCGGTAAACCCTTGTTCAGTAGCCAACTGTTGTGCAACAATATTTAAACCATCCCCAATATTTTGAATTGATGGTATATCAATATTAAACGTATATGAGTCACAACCATTAGTTTGTAAAGTTCCCGTTGTAACTGGCCCTACAACTTCTTGTAATACCAATTGACAACCTCTTTGCATTCGATAAATAAACTTCTGTCTATGGAATATTGAATTTTCAAACTTTGTTCCTGTATTCCAAATAGTTGTTGCTGGGACAAATTGTTCAATTAATTTAATCCAAAAATCACCTAATCCATTAATATACTCAATCATATTTTGATAACCAAAATTATCATTAGTTAATCCTGTATCTTGATACATTGTAAGGTATTTCCAAAATAGTGATTGTAATGTTGGATAACCACTTGTTTTTCCGTCGGATGAAAATTGTCGATTTCTAACATTTATCATGTTTAACCAAAATGTTTTATAAAACTCATAAAAAGTTTTATTTTGTGGTTGTGGGTTAATAAAAGTCCAATCAATACCACCTATCTGTGGATATGGTGTAGATAATCCTGTGTAAGGTATTGGGTAATTTTTGGTTGACGAAACATACCAAACATCATAAGCAAGAGCTTGAGCTGGATTTAAGAATATTTCAATATTCTTAACATTAAGTAATAACCTATCAGTTGATATTGGGTAATAAGCATTAAACAAATTATCAATATTTTTTCTTAATCCAACATCTTCATTAGTCCAACTCTTTTTATTATCCTGAACTTTTTTAAGATTAAATCCCATATCCATGAATGGGAAATTTCTAAATCTATCTAAGAATTTTTGACCATATGTGAATGGTTCTAAGCTAGTCTGAATGTTAACATTTTGTCCTGTATATACACTTGTATTATAATTAATTTCTTCAGGTGCTCTATGTTGTACTGTAGATTCAATCCAACCAGCACCTTTTTGGAAATAAAAACTTGGTCTACTTGTTGTTCCTTGAGTAAACGCAGGATTTACAGGATAACCCTCACTGTCAATAGGATAATCAGATAATGTTGTATTTGTCGGAATTGTAACACCTGATTGTGTAAATGCGGTATATGTTACCCCTTGGAAATTATACGTATTACCACTATTTAAAACCGTAAACTGTGGGGTATATGTTCCACCTGAAATTTGGGAATACAATAAATTAAATCTTTCAATATTAATGTTTGTATCCGCCAAATAAACGTTTTCATTAAATTCAACAAGAGCGTTAGGTGCTCCAATAAAACCCAATAAAAATTCAATCGCCTTTCTTGTACCTTTAGACCTATATAAATAAGATGAATTAAGAATTAAATTTCTAAAATATTGATTGTTTAAATCTTGTTTTGTTTGACTTGTAGAGTAAGCAGGAAACGCATTATCAGTTGTACCATAAACCGACTCTAAAAAGTCAGCATTTGCAATCGGTGACATTCTGATTGACCAACCAAGTGTTTGGGCTAAATTAGTTACTAAACCTGAAGGTATGTCATTTCCAATATTATAATTTACGGAATTAACATATTGTATACCATCAATATATTTTTTAGTCTCATCGAAACTTCTACCATAAATTTTTAAAGTCTTATCAACCTTCTCATCTACAGTATCAAATTCCTTTAACGCATTTGTTGTGTAAAATCTAGATACTAAATTTGTTTTATTTTCATCATAACTTGCACCTAATATCTGTAATTCAGATATATAATTTTCATATCCAAAAGAACTAATATCAATATTCCATACACCACCTAATGGCCAAGTAATTGAGCGTACAACATTTGAAATGTAACCATCATCCGATTCAGATGGTGTTTGATATTGGTACGTATATATTGGGTTAGAGTATCTATTTAATAACGCTTCTTCAATTTCTCCTAACTCAAGATTAAAAACTTCATTTACTATAGTATCATTTGGTCTAACAACAAAATTTTGAGAAAATGTTGTTAATCCACTAAATGGGTTACCTTTAACATATATTGTTAGGTCGGTTGAAAAATCAGAGGTTGTATCAATATAATTTAACTCATAACTTTGCCCGCTAAGAAATAATGAATAACTTCTAAATTGATTTGTTAAATTTCTATATTTTGAAACAGGAAATCCTAAACTACTAATAAAAACAGTGGCATTAATTCTATAATCAATATTAAAAGGATTACTTATTGTTTGCCAAGGAATAGTTAATACAGTTTCATCTAAATTACCATTATAACTAATATTAACCGCAGTATTTGCAGTTGTTGAACCTGATGTATAATTTCTTATTTCTAACGCCGCTGGAAAATAATTTAAGACATTATTAATCGCAACTTCTAATCGTTTACTTAATGAACCATAGGATACAAAATTTGTAACATCAGTTTCATCAAAATTTGGGTATAATCTGAAATTATTGTTATAAACAGATGCCGCTAATTCAGGTGTTAAATTTAAATCATCATTATTAAATAATGATGAAAATGTACCAGTTTCAAAATTTCTATTAACTTTTTCCGTAATACTTGTTGAAAATTCAAAAGTACCAAGCGTAAGTCCCCCACCATCAGTCAGTTGTAAACCAACAAGATTATCCGAAAAGTTTCTATTTTGTGGTGGACATTTATAAGTCGCCATTAAGCTGTGATATTATCAAAATTTTTAGTTGTATCAATATTACTTCCTCTATTTTGTCTAACCTCATATAACAACTCATTAAATTGACTTCTAATTTCATACAAATTGTATTGTTTGTAAATGTTGTTATTTGTGTCATAAATGGTGTATATACCATCTTCAATAGATTTAGTTTGATTACCATAAAGAGCAATTGCCAATGTTGAGATATCATTTTCAACAATTTCAACTTCAATCATTATTGGGTCAAAAAAAGTATTTGTTAAAATAATATTTTGTCCCGCAGCTCCAATATAAGGTGTTGCATTTGGTTTGTTTGAGGGTGATGAACTTGGTGAAACTGTACAAAATAAAAGATTAGTTTCACCATCACTATAAACCCATCTTTGTGCTTTATCTGATGTATTATTAGTATTTGCAACTACCGCCTCACAATAAAATGAAGAAGTAATTATTCTAAAAAAATTAGTATTTTTTGTACCATCACTATTCAAATATTCTATTCGATAACCCACCAATCCTTGTGGAACAAACCTGTTTAAAAATTCTTGGGGTACATTTGTTAAATCGATAATAATACCCTTAACATTTGGTAATGCTTGTAATACCCCACAATCAAGAATTTCAGTTCTAATTTGAACTGGTCTAATTAATAGGTTATAAATTCCAAGATTATTAAATTCTGAAGATGGTAATTTTAAATTATACATCCCACCTAAAATTTCATTTGTTTGCCCACCAATCGCAGGATTACTAAAATAAGGTTGTAACAACTCAAGAGCATCTAATTTTTTCAAGATGAAATTATTAGTGAAATCTCTTGATGGTGTATAATTCATTATTATTTCCACATCAGCTGGACTTACATCCGCCAATCTTACTGTTCCATAATTACCTGTTGCCATTTTTTACCTTATTAGTATAAATATTAATTTTTAATTTTATTGACTGTTTTGTATGTTGAAAAAATTATATCCGTAATTTACCAAATCCGACATTGTTGAAACTTCACCAATTCTTCTGAAGTTTTCCAACGCAGAGTTTTTACCTCGTTCAACAAAAACACTTGAAAATAATTGAGGTTGGTCTATTACATTCATAAGAACTTCATTCTTTGTAATAGCACTTTGAACTAACATATCTGAAGTTAATCCTGAAGAAGCCACAACAAAAATTGATGTCCCACCCGAAAAGTCAATATAGTCAGTATTGTTTATAGTATATCCTGTTTGTTGTGACGTTAAATAATTAACAACACCATACCCACCTCCAGGTAAATTAACCGTCTGCCCCACTTGGTATTGTGTCGGCCCATACAATGATAAATCCTCTAATCTTGACGTTGTTACCCCTGTAATAAAATAAGGTACTTGTCCATAGTATGAACCTATTTGATACGCAATTTCATTATATGAATCCGCAGTGTAAATAAAATTATATGTTTGAGGACTGGCACTCCAACTTCCACTTGTATTTGCAAAAGTCACAGTTCCATATGGATTTGAGTTGTCCACAGGTGAATAAGGAACATTAACTGTTTTTGTTGTCGTAACAGTCCCCCACATGTTTTCTTGTCTTAATGTAATGGTGTAACTTGTTGGGTTAGGTAAAGGATTTGCATAAGTGTGATTTATAAATTCAGGATAAAAAGAATTTATAACTTGTGAACTCCCATCACCCCAATCTATTGTATATGTTGAGTCAATTAAATAAACTGCACCCTCACTTGAGTTATTAAATAAACTAACAGTGTATGGACTTTCAGTTGACGCAGTAAATGAAAAGTTTGCAGAAATAACTTGTTGTGTAATATTCCCATCAAATCCATCATAGTAACCAATGTCTTGATACTTTTGTTTTAATAAAATAGGAAATGTAAGTCCTGTAAGTAATGATGTTCCACCAGTATTACCTTGTAATATACTTGTCAATCCAGTATATACTCCAAAAGTATACCCACTAGATGTTACTTGTACAATATCTGATTCTAAAAATTCAGGAGATATTTTAATTTTAATTATTTCCATTTTTATACTGTAGGTGGATTTTTATACTCATACCAATTATTCGTTGAAAGTGGATTTTGTGTATCAATATTATTTATTGTATATGTTTGTTGAGTAAAATTAAAATTAACTTCTCTCATAAAATAATCAGTCGTCAATCGATATGGTGTCGATGAATCGGTCTGTTTTTTTGTTGTAAATGTTGTAAAAGTTCCATCCGAACCATCAAAAAATTTAACAGTCATATACAATTTTGTTAAATTTAATATTTCAGGATTTTCAAACCAATAAAGGTAAAAACCTTCAGGATTAGTTAATGGGTTCAAACTATAACTAGGTATTGATAGTTTACCCGTTCCTTGATTATTTCCTAAATCAACATCTGTAGTATCATTTTTTTTGTTTAAAATAACAGTTAGAAAATTTCTTCTTCTTAAAGTATTTTGACTATCGTAGAAATCAATCTTGAAAAATGATTTCATAAATGCAGTTGTCTTATTTAAAACTTGAGGTTGTGTAAATCTTCCTGATTCAACATAACTATTTACCCAATCAGTATCACCACTGTTTTTAAAATTAAAAACATACTTAAAAGGATATGGATATGAAAATCTTGCGGTTTCATAATTTTCAGGTTCACCAATTATTTCAGTAATAATTTGTTCCTCATACAAATTAAGAGCATCTTCTCTATCCAAAAAGTCCCAATTCATATTGATTGGGATATTAATACCCTTATCAATATTTGTTTTTAATATTTTAAAATTATTCACAACCATCTGTAATTGGGTCGTTAACTTGTGTAGTGTTTATATTATTAACATTACTTCCTTCAGGTATTAATCTAAAAATGAAGTTTTCATGCACATAATGTTTGTTATTTAAAAAAGGTCTATCAACACCTCGTCCAATATCATCAATGAAACCATAAGGATATATATCTCTCCATCTGAAATCATTATTATAACTTGAGAAGAAAGCGTAAGTAGGTAAATTAACTAAAGGAAAATTTTGAGGATTACTTTCGTCACTTTGTTCTACATAATCAGAAAAAACTCTTATTTGAAACTTATAATGTGGTTTATAGTAATAACCTTCAGTATTTGGATTCGATTCACCAATAGGTGATGTTTTAAATATTTTTTGATTAAAATTTATTTTTTGGTAATATTCAGACAAAACAGTTTCAGTTTGTGTCATATCATTCCATTCACAAATATCCCCATCAAGAGTATCTCCAACATTATATGGTAAATTGTAATAAAATCTTAAAGTGGTACCACCAGGTGATGTTTTATCATAAAAACTAGTTTGAACGTTTGTTAACGCTAACGTGTTTGTATCGTTCCACCATGTATTTAAATTTGGCCCGAGATTAAACTCCCATCCCTGTTTTAACCCCACCCCATTAACAATTGGTTTATTAAAAAATCCAAAATATCCTCTGTTTACTACTGTAGTATAAAATTCAGTGACAGGTCTATTTAAATTATCTAAAAGGTTATTTATATCAACATCGTTTTTAAATGATAAGTTATAACTTTGTGAACCCTCTTTTATTGAAATTCTTGGACTCAAGTTTGGAGTTAATGCCTTTGACTCATATTTTGTATTTGTACCAAATGGATTATTTTCAAAACCTGTTTTTGTTAATTCTGATTCATTGTAACTTGTAATAACTTTGTGTCTTCTTACGTAATATTTTGATTTTGATTCAGGATTACCTTTAGTTGTAATTCGTTTCATTAATCCAATTGCACCATCATAAAAATTACCACAATCAGCATAACCTAAATTATATATTGTGAATATTCTATCTTGATTATTCGCATATGAATCACCTAAAGTATAAACATCAAAGGTATTATTAGTGTTACAAGAAATTGTTAATTCAACACTATCACCTTCACTTAAATTATGATTAAATGGACACGTAAATTGAATTACAGGTTTACCATTTATAAATTCATTACTTACTACAAATGGAATTCCATTCCCAATAATCCAATCAAAAGTATTACCATCATCTAATAAAATTTGTAATTGTTTTGTATAATCACTTTCAAAAGGATATGTTAGATAAAAAAACCAATTGTAAAACGTTGCCTCTAAAGTATTAAATGGTACATGTGGAGTTTGGTTATTTTGAATGGTTGTATATCCAGGAACATTATAATCCGTTCTTATAAACTCAAACTCATGATATTGTGGTAAACCAGCCCAAGCAATTTCAAAACTAGGGTCAGGATTACTATTTTGTAAAATTCTATACGTTTCAGGACTTATATAATATAAGTTCCTATTAATTGGTGAATACGGATTTGTAATTGGTTGTGTTAAACCAGAATAAGCATTTTCAAAAAGAAGGGTAAACTTACAAGTAAAATTAAAAATTGTTGATTGTTGCCTTTCGGTGTCAAACCTTAAAGCCAAATCAATTCCTAAATTTCTTTCATACTCGGTGAGTTCCTTTAGAGTACTATCCAAAGTAACATTAATTTTAGTATCAATGTCAGGAGCACTTGCATATCTTGCAGTACCTTTTAATATTTGAAAATTATCATTCAATTACTTCTTCTGTATTTACGTATTTTATTAAAAATCTATCTAACGCACTTCCACCTCTCTTTAAACCAAAATAGAAGTGGTTTGGCGCACCTACTAAAAATTGAGGATTAAAGTTTTGTGTCGGTATCGTATCTGTCGGTATATTATTTGAATCAAAGTTTATTAAAGTCCCTCTATAATTAGCCGCCAAGTTACCATCCACTTGGAAATATCGACTAGCGTTATTAAATCTATCTAATTTTTGGTACTTATATTGGAAAAATGAGTTATTAAACTCACCTGTTGAGTCAGGATAATTTGTAACCCAATTGTTATTTTGTGAACCAAAAATTGTCCCATAGTCCATTGGTTGTCCGTTTTCATTATTCATCTTAATTAATTTCCATAAATAAAATGGTACCTCTTGTGTCTTAACAGGAATTTCCGTAAAGTTGTATTGTGGAGGTGTATCAATTGTTGCCTGTGGATTCCATATAGTTCTTCTTGGTGAGATGTAATCCCTGTCTTGAGTATTTCCAGTCAATAACAAACCAAAGAATGGGAAATTATTTTCATCCCCCAAAATTACAGGTTGATAAATAGACGTTAAAGGTTGAGCGTAGTTTGAAACACTAAATGGTGAAATTCCAAACTCAGAATTTACTGATATCATTTGAGCGTAATCGGCATCAACTAAAGCAGGTACTGTACTACTATTATTATTTTCCCATCGTCTGTTTTTAAAAAATCCTCTTACAGTTGGGTCATCAGTACCTTCATTAACACCCGGAGTTGTCGGTATTAAAAATTGTAAAAAGTTAGGATTTACTAAACGACTTAAAATAAACAAATTAAGAATTTCAGAAACATTGTTATAACTCGTAGATTTAATTTTAGAAACAATGTAACCATCATAATCATCGTTATTAACTAATTCCTGAATAAAGTAAGCCTTTGGCCCTAAATCTAAAATTGTTGTAGGTGATTGTAAAAATTTATAATTACCAAAATCAATAGTATTACCAAAAGTTGTATTATTTTTACCGATAAATCCTTCAGTCACCGACCAAGGAGAACTTCTATAATAAAAGTTATTACTTGTTTCATGGAAATATATTGTATCTCTACAAAAAATACTGTACGGTCTATTATCAGTTCCTGTAAAAACTCTTTTATTATTAAACGGATACGCATATAATGTACCATTTATCCACTGATTAGAAAATGAATGTGAAAACACATTAAAACATACCGCATTATTAACTTTAACTCTTTGTGACCATTCAACAATTGACCTTATATCGTCAGGAATAGTCGCAATTAATTTTGATACCAAATTATAACATCCTGTACCGTAATTAAAGAATTTTTTATTACTTGAAGTTGGATTCATTAATTCTTCACAATCAGGTTTTATTGTAGGTACACCATTAATTAACTCATAACATTTTAACATTACCGCCTTTTCACAATCAGCAAGTGAATCCGCAACTTCAGCGTAAGGTAAAAATTGATTAGTACTGTCATTAATTGAAAATGCCTGTTGTGTTACATTAGTTAATTCTGATTGTTCACCAGTATCATCATATTGGAAAATTGCAAATGTCGGGTTTTGATGCATAAAATAACTATTACCACCATTGATAGATTCAGATGTTGACGTTGGTAACCTGTCAGTTCTAACTACAATTTTATTTTTATTAACAATATTAATGTTTGTAAATATTGAGTATCCATCAGTATTTGAATTGGCAAATGAGTTTGTACTATTGTATGATGGTGAAATAAAACCTTTATTAGATAAGTAAAACGCTCGACTACAAGGTTCGTTAGAACATGATTCACATGAATCATCATAAAGTCCACTAATTCCAAAATTTAAAAAGTAAAATGATTGACCTTCAAAGGTTGAGTAAGGTGAATAATATGCAAATGTTGTATCGGGGAAATTCCATCTATTAAAAGTAATAACCGTTGTAGTAGGTTTTGGTAGTACACAGTTTCCTTGCCCACTACCAGGACAATCATGACTAACATCAAAATAACCACCCATAAAATTAATGTTCAAGTTATTCCTAACATAACCCGCCGAAAAATCTAGGTATAACGGATTATAATCATTTGTTGAGAATTGTGGAGGTATTTGACCCGCCGCAGCACTTTGACCAAATGTTGTTCTATCAAATGATGAATAATAATTCATCATGTTAGTAGTATAAGGTGAAAATAAATTTTGAGTATATGAAAAAGCGTAACTATCATAAAACACAGTACCACCATATTGGTCAGCATCATTATTAGTACCCAATTGATTATGCCTCACACAATGATAAGTTGAATATAAATTTGGTTGTAATGGTACATTTAATTTATAATAACCCTCAATATAAAAATTAGGGTTATTGAAAGTTTGATTTATCGTAGGTAAAGAACCATTACCATTAACATATCCAGCCCCTCCATAAGGTTGGATTTGGAAAAATGGTTCCATATATATTCTTTGTTTAACTCTTGGTGAATGGACATCAACACCTCTCATTAAAATAACAATTTGATAATCATCAATATTTGTTATCAAATCACTTATACCCTCAATATTTTGAGGATTATCAAATCTCCTTACTCTTTGTCTATAACAACTAAATGTTTCATCCATAGTTGCCCATTCATAATGAGACATATTATAATTCCAAAAATCAGCAAATTTTGGAGCGTTATTATTTCCAAGTACGTCTGATGCAATTTGTTTATATTCTCCAATTGTCCAACCTGTTATTACTTGATAGTATTCAATATCTGATGGAAATCCTGTCGTTTTAGGTAAACTATCAAATCCTGATATATTATATGTTGTCATCATCTGACCAGCCGTTTGAGGATTTGTCCATCTTATATTAACATGTGATAAATTACTAGTAGTACCAGTCGCATATATCTCTCTTTGTTCTGAAAAATAATTTGGGTCATTAGACATGTCCCTATCTTGGAATGAGACTATTTTACCAGTTTCTAATGGAGAAGCTGTCGGGTCAATCAACAATACCGTAAAATTATCCATATGGTATTTTGTTTGAGGATTGTTCAAATCAGGCTCAATTGACACTATCATTCTTGTTGAGCCGTAAAACAGATTAAAATTACCAAAATCAGTTTCAATATCAATACCCGTAAAATATCTTCCCTTATTGTTCCAAGAATTTAAAACTTCAGAGAAAGGTATATTAGTTGAAAAATGGTTGTTTGAAATTTGTTTAATGTCAGTTTCATTATTATTAACCTCAACTTCAACCTCAATGTCTGAGGTCACAATTGGAAATCTATCATATAAAAAGTATTGATTTGGATTTACATTTCCTGCATAAATCCCTGAAACATAGTCAGATTCAATATTATCACTTTGATATATACTAAAATCTGTTGAGTCAATTAAAATACTTGTATTTAATAATGTAAATAAATTAGGTTGTCCAATCGCATCAAAATTGGCTCTTTGGTCATCTAATCGACAATTACATCTTTCACATCCATCTTCAGTATAAAGTAATAATGGTAATCCAAGATTTTTAAAAGGATTACCCGCAAATAAACTAGACACATCTATAGGTGTTAAACATGGTCTTTCAGGTCTACCTAATCTTCGTCTTATCCAATTTAATCCAATACATATACCACGTACAACACTCTGTATTAATACGATAATACCCGCCAAAATTGGGCCAACAACTAACCATAAAAATCCTAAAATGTGAGCAATAATCATTAAAATCATTGCAATATATCTAAAAATTTCAAAGAATATGTTATATACTATATATGTAAAATTAACTCTAAAAAACGCATCATTAGTTGGGAATTTATTATATTCCCCAGTACATTTATCATCTAAAATATTTTTAATACCTGTTGTATTCCAAGGTCTCCTTTCCGAAACATATCTATCCATCAACTGACTGACAGTATAAACTTTATTATACTGAAGTTCCATAAATGTGTCTTCACAATTTATTGCCGCTGATATATTCGCATAGTCAGTCCAATCTAAACTAAATGCATATGATTGTTCAAGTAAAAATCTATCCTCATCAATTTTCAAAAAGTTAATAATAGCGTCCGAGCCATTGTCTATCCTATCATAAACAAAATATAAAGATGCAAAATCTTCTGGATATATATTTTGTGAAAGATATTGAGTACCGTTTGAATAGAATATTTGGAAGTTTTCGACGTTTAATGTATTAGTTAGTCTATACACCTTATTAGTTTCAAATTCATTTAAATATTCTGATAAGTAAACATATTCCCCATTTTCGTTAGGGGAATTTGATGGGATATTTACAGATACAGGTATTCCTATTTGTTGATTAAAATTACTATCTAAATAAGGGTCGTCTGAATTAGTCCATCCATATTCTTTAATATTTGGAACTAAGAAATAAGCTCTTTTAGTACTTTCAGAAAGTTCAGGCCCTTGTTCCCATTTTACCTTAAATCTATACTTACCTTTTGTCGGTATACCAACTTCAGGATTTTGAGTTATTTGTTGATTACCCTCTTCATCGGTATACACATAGTCAAGATTCATTGGAACCTCTAATAGCCAAGTTCCATTCTCATCAATTACTTTACCTCCATTTTCTAACTCAACTGTTTCTAATATAGGTAACCCATCACTATCAGTTCTATAACTTTGTCTAATCGCCAATATTTGTCCTGGCCCTGAAGTTAAGTCACACAAGTCACCCATAGTTTTTGGGATTTTACATTTGTCGTAAACGTTGTTATAACCTAATTTAGTTTCATCAACTGTAGAAACCAATGAACCCATAAAAACTGCAGTAGGTGAAATAGTAACTTGAGCTTCAGCAGTTAAGTCAAAGTCAGTTCTTGCAATATAATAATCACAAGTTTCTTGTTCACCATAAAATGGTGCAACTTGTACTGTTTTTGATATTGTTACAATTTGTGGTAATTCACTATAATTTTCAGAAAACTTAAACTGTGCTCCGTTGACTTGTGATTCGGTTGCTCTACCAATTCTAATTAAATCCGCCGGTGTAAATGAAAACTCACCAATATCAGACAAGTCAACTTGCATGAATAAAGTGTGTTGTCCGGGTGGTACACCTAAAATCATAAAGTCACCTGAACCATTTGTGGTAACAACAAACTTAAAATACTTGTCGTAAACCTGAATTACTGACTTATTAGTTAAAGCATCATTTCTATCAGGAAAAGTCCCAACAGGAATGTGTCCTGTGTAAGAGGGTGTGTAAGGTAATAAATTGTATTTGTAACCATCTTCATTAACGTCATTAATTGTTCTGTATGGGTATAATGTACTAATTACAGTATCATTGATGTCTGCCTCATCTAAAGCAATAAAAATAGATATTTTAGCGTTAGGTAGACCAAATCCGTTATTACAGAAAACTCTACCAACAACTACTCCGTAGTCCGCACAAGCTCTAATGTAAGTGTCGTTTGGATTAATTGATAATGATAATAATTCAAGTGTATCAAAATTTTGTTCAAGTTTTACCTGAATTACTTTATCAATCCCTAACTCTGTTCTAATTCTATAAGATGAAGACATGTGTGTTTTTTAATAAATAGTTTACACACGATTTTCAAAAAATAAATGATGTTAACTGAAATTAACTGTTGTTAGATTTTTAATCGACACTTTAATGTCTTTATCAGGGAATCTAACATTAAAAATCTGATTTGGTTCAGCGTAAATAGTATCCTCTATAACCTTAATTTCTTTTGTTGTTGTATTAGAATATGATTGAGAAACTTGTGATGATGAATATAATCCACCAACTCGGTTATAAACATTTATAGATGCAACAGTAATAACACCTTCCTCACTTTGTATTAATGCTCTCAATTGTGATATATAAAGATTTTCACCCATACCTCGATTACTTGGACTCATATAGGTATTAATCTTTGATATAATATTTGAAATTACAACGCCCTGATTTTGTGAACTATTAAGAACAATAAAAATATCAAATGCTAAATCAATAACTTGAGCCGGAAGAACCTGAATATAATCATTCATCATTCTGTAATTTGACAAATAGGTAGCAATGTTAGTTTTTAATGTATTAGAAATTGTTTCAGTCAATGCTCCATTTGAATCATAGGATAAAATCTGAACATTTATTTTATTATCGACTTCAGTAATCGCAACTTTTGCAGGTGCTCCAAATCTTGAAGGCATTTTTCTAATTATAGCCTCGTAGTCATTAATCGTTACTGCTCTGTTTTGTGCCGCAAAGTTAAATGTGATTAAATTTCTAATTTCTTCAATACTTGGATAATTTGCCCCTCCAATCGCAGGTAATACATTATTACAAGATAAAGAATTAATTACCGCAGTAACTTTATTTTGGTCACTACCATATACATTAAAGTTTACAGTTCCAAGTTGAGTAATTGAGCCTGGCCCAAGATTACTCACCAATCCACCTCCAACACGATACTGAACAAATAATGTGGAATTACCTTTAAGAGTTGAACCTAAAGAATAGTTATTTTGATATTTTGAAATATCTAAAGGAGTTCCATTAGTGGTAAATTGTCTTAGTAATTCATCTGAAGATGTGTTTCCTCCACCAAAAGTTAATTTTAAAAATCCTTGTGGAGTATATTCAGTAATAAACTTTTGATTTGTTTTATAATAACGACCAACTTTAACACCTGTTTCATCCTGTGGTTTTGTTGGGTCTTCAATAAAAATACTATCTTGAGCTAAAGCTTCAACTTCAAACCATTTGTTAGTTAAGTTTGTAGTATCCATAAACTCTTGAGCTGAAGGAATATTGTTGTAATTCGTACCATCTTTTAGAATAACACCTGTTACACCTAATACATTTTTTTCAGGTAAGAAAAATTCAAAAAATGGTCTTGTTTCAGGAGTATTAATAACTCTTTTGAATACTTTTGTAATACCATTAATAACAACTTCTCTTTTTGTAATTGTATAGTTAATTAATATATTGTTAGCATCAAAGTTAGGAATTACAGTTCTATTAACAATCCCTTCACTATTAAAGTCATTACCAAAATCAACATCGTATAAAGTTTCAAAAGTTTGTCCAGCACCAATCACCTGACTACCTTTAGCTAAAATTCCAAAATAAGCAGAGTCTGGTGGTTGTAATGTACCTGTGCTAGATTGTACTGCCGGAGCGTCACCAAATGGTGGAACTTGTACTGAGAAATCAACCAATGAAATTGAAGGTCTCATTCCAGGAATTTTTAAACCATAGGTTCGAGCAATATTATAAAGTGAACTTGGTTGTTGTGCAAATTGTAAAACAGTTTCTTGTAAACTTCTATCAATGTGATAATTTAAGTTATCGGTAACCGCAGCATTTAAATCAAGTAAAACAGAAAAAACAGATGCATCATTTACGTTTTGAATTAAATCAGGATAATAAGTTCTAACATAGTTTATTAACTCTAATCTAATTGCCTGAAAATCTCTTGTAGTATATGATATCATAGTTTTATATATTAATAATTACAAACCCCGGTGTATTAAATACATTATTTGTAATATTATAATTTATTCTTACTTTAGCAGTGTACTCAACTTCAGGAGTGTTAGTAAAATTAAATTCAGTCGCCGACTCATTATTAATTTGTAAAGTATCTTGAGTAGCGACCGCAGGTTCAATTTTAACTGAAGTAATAGTTAATCCTGGTATGTAAGTCTCAACCGCTTCTTTTATTTCTGTTTCTATTTGGTCAAAAGTAGGACTATCAAGTGGTTCAAAAATAAACTCATATAATCTTGTCCCAAAGTTTGGCATAAAGTATCTACTACCCTTTCTTGTAAGTAATAAATGTATTAAACTACTTCTAATTTCTTCTTCACTTGTGTCCGATAAATCCAAAAATTTACCATTTAATGAATCTTTAAAAGGAAAAGTAATACCGTATGTTACACCATTTGCCATATCAAATAAATACTGAAAAATTAAATTTATATCAAAACAATAATTTTACCCTCAATAGTTTTTGGAGTTTCATTATCATATTCAAATTCTACAAATTCTTGTTTAAGTAGATATTCGTTTATAAAATCATTAATAGGGTAATAACTTATACAATCAATTATTGGTTTCCCTTTGGGGGAGTACCTATAATAACCAATTTCATAATCCCATATCGTCAATAAATTTTTTGTGGGATTTTTTGTAAGAAGATTTGCTTTCGTCATAAACATCAGTAGTGTACTGCCAATTCCAATATAGTTTCTTATTAGGTTCAAATCCATAGAACTCATGTACTTTCATTTGAGTTTTAGTTACATCCTCACCATTCCAGTTCTGACCAACACAGATAAACCCTGTCTCAATACCTTCAACAATATTTTTCTCACCTAAAGTAGCATGTCTATTCTCAATCCAAGTTAATCTTTCAATTAAATTTTGGTAGAACATATTTGCCTGTCCCCATCTTACAGAACTAAAAAATACTACAGCGTCTGCTTCAAAAAGTTCTTTAGAAATTTTCCAAAGTTCATCTGTCTTATTATTTAAACTAGCCCAACATCTATGATATCCTGAAGGATTTTTTTTATCATCTTTAAGTAAAGATTTTAAAATACCACAACTATTACCTTCTTCCCTTGACACATTCCCTTCACAAGGAAATATTTTTAATTCAGAAACATCAATAAAAACTGACTTATCACCAAGTTCTTCATTTAAGTACATTGCTAAGATTTTAGATTTAGGAACATCTATATTTTTCTCATCCCAATTATATCTATTTGAACAACTTAATAATAAAACTTTCTTTTTCTTTTTTAGAATGTCTAAAGTTTGTTTTAACTTTTTTTCACCCCCCTCTTGAACCATGTTCTCTGAGAGCATCATTTTTCTTATTTTTTGAATTTCTTCTTGTATGATATTAGACATAATAATAAATACCTCTTTAAATAAAAAATCCCGACCTAGCTCGGGATAACACATCGGATATTGTTAATTATTATGATGAACAACCAAAACAATCAAATTCACTATTTTCAGGTTTTGGTGGTAAATTCATATAACTATAATCTACTTTTGGAGGTTCAGGGGTTGGTTTTGGTTTGTTAATTTTTGATACGTCCATAGCCAAGTGTTTAGCTCCCGTTGAGATTGCTCTTGTTCTAACGTAGTAACAAAGTGTTTTCAATCCTTTTTCCCATCCGTAAAAATGTGATGATGAAATCTTAGACAATGTTGGGTTTGACATGTATATATTCATTGATTGTGATTGGTCAATAAATGGAGCTCTATCTGCCGCCATCTCAATCAATTCTCTTTGTGAAATCTCCCAAATTGTTTTGTATTTCTTAATTAAATGTTCAGTTCTTTTAACTTTGAAGTTATATCTCTTATCTTCTTGGTCAAGGTAGTTATTGAAATTAATGTTTTGAATTGAACCTTCGTTCATAATGATTTCATTCTTTAAGTCCTCAGACCAAATTCCAATCTTTTCAAAATCACTAATCAAATACTTGTTAACAATCATAATCTCACCACCAACTACACGTCTGTTAAAGATTGCTGAGTGAGCTGGTTCTGTCATTTCATATGAACCTGTAATCTTTGCCGACGATGCCACAGGCATTTGAGCGGTAAATAATGAGTTACAAACTCCATACTTACTAACATTCTCTTTCAGAGTTGACCATGGCCATCTTCCTGATAATTCATTTTCGTTTAATCCCCACATATCAAATTGGAATA